AAAGAGGCATCGCAAATACTATTCCGCATCGGCAATAAGCGGAGAGCGGAATACAGAGACAGGCTACACAAAAAGCGTACAGACCTATCGGATGTAGCCATTGAGAAAACGTTAGATGCTATTGAAGCCTTTGGGGAAGAGGAAGCGGGCGACAAGGGCGACAGTAAGCTGGAAACGCTGGCACTACATTGGACGCTAAATGGAACCATTGACCTCACCCGAGAGGCAGACGCAAAGAACTTAGACGATATCCCCGATAGCACGCTGGTTCGGCAGGCGGCAGAAGCGGCACGGCGTAAGAAAGTAGACCCGATGCAATACGAATCGCCGAGTACGCTATTGGATGATATTGCTGAAGGGATGACGTTTGGCAATCGGTTAGACCCGGACAAAGAGCCATGCTTTACAGCACGACACGAGGTTCCGGGTACGGATATCGTAGTCTATGATGTAGCCAACAGCAAAAAAGGACAACGCGCGGTACGTGCCTTTGTGGACAGCCATTGGGGTGTGAATGCCAACCCGTGGTGTCTGATAACACGTAATGCGGATGCGTGGCACTACTGGAATCATTACAACTATAAACAGAAACAAATTGCGTTCCAAAATGGTAAGTTGCTTGCTTTTAAGGCGTGCGATGAGGTAGGGAGTGAGACCCCTTGGTGGAATAGACAAGACAATAGTTCGCCCGGTGTTCCAGGACGGAAAGATTTAGGAGGAGGTAAATACCTTCCACTCGTTGTGGACGAAGTGACCGGAGAACCGATAGGCGAGACGCAGAAGTACGCATTACGTGGGGAACGTGGTGGCAATTTATATGAAGAGTGGACACCGGACGGGGAGCATATTCTTCTCAGGGAAACGCACGAAGGTCCTTACAAAAAAACTTTTGAACGTTGGACGGAAGATGGAGTACTTGTAGAACGGAACAAACAGGACAGAGGACATCTGGAAGCAAAACAATGGTACCCGAGCGGGAAACGAAAATACTTATCCATAGACACGGGACGTGGGCACGTTTCCTCATATTGGCACGAGAATGGTAACAGAGAAGAATTCCGTTTATCCCGAAATGGGAATATGTACATTGCTTCGTGGGATGAAGATGGACAACGCCTATCTCTTTATACAAAAGATGCCCAAGGGAATAGTCGAAGAGAGACGTGGAACACGAACGGACAGCGCAGCTTACTTGAAATCAAAGACAAAAAAGGGAACAAACATGTAGAGCAATGGTACATAGATGGGCAACGCCAAAGCATTACGACAAAAAACGAGAACGGATACGAACAAGAGGAAAAGTGGGATAGGGATGGAACTTATAGCCTTTACAAAACAGATGAGGAAGGGGCACGTCGCGAAGAAAAGAGATATGCGAATGGACAGTGTTCTTTTCTTGAAATCATAAACAAGGATGAAAGCAGTAGTTCAGAGACGTGGTATGAAAATGGACAACGCCAAACACGTAGAATTATATACAACGGTGGCGATAGCAAAGAGACATGGTACGAAAACGGACAACGTAAATCAATTGAAACTACAGACAAAGAGGGGAATATCCGTAAAGAACAATGGTACGAAGATGGGAAACGCAAGTTAATTGAAGCAAAGGACAAAAAGGGAAATGAACGTAAAGAACAATGGTATGAGGATGGCGGATATCTCCTTTACATCGCAGATGAGACAGGAAAAGCACGCCAAGATATTTGGTTCCCCAATGGACAAAAGAAAAACTTATTGATATTCAACAGCATTTCAGAACAGAAATTCTCTGAGTGGTATGAGAGTGGGAAAAGAAAACTATTTCACATTTCCAGAGATGGCAATTCACGTGGTGCATACTGGTATGAGAATAGACAACGGGAATGGGTTTACGCCAAAGACAATGCAGGGAATAAAAGAGATGAAAGGTGGTACGAAAACGGCAAACGTAAGTACATTGAGATTGAAGATGCCGACAAGAAACTATATTGGAATATAAGTTTTGAAGAAAGTGGAAATGTCATATCAGCAGAATGCAAAATCAACAGGGGGGTAATAAACTTTAATTGGGAAAATGGAGTTCGTATTGATGATTCAATTTCTCAAGAGCTGAATGCAGAGGAAGCTTTGCAGAAAATAGCAGAAGAGTTTGAAAAACTAACCGGTGAGCCATTGCATTTCCCCGACAATACGGATGTGCAGTACCGCAAGGGAGCGCAGGAGAAAGAAGCAATAGACAATCCACAGAGTGCAGCGGACGAAGTAACGCAGCACGATGCGTATCGGCGCGCGCTGACTACGCAGTACGGAGAAGCGACACGCGACACGGAAACGGACAAGGCGCGCAAGCAACAGGTAGCGGAGGATGCACTCCGCAAGTTGGGCTTAGAGGGCGTACCGGTAGAGGTAGTCAGCAGAGGCGATGTAGCGGAAGCGTATGCACGCGATGCGATGGGCTGGCACGACCGCAAGACGGGCAAGGTGACTATCGTAGCTGAGAACAACGAGCTTGAGGATATAGAAGCAACCGTATTGCACGAAGTGGTAGGGCACCACGGATTGGAAGCTCTATTGGGCAAGGAGGGCTTAGCTACGCTGACGCACGAGGTACTACCCCTGATACCCGAAGCAGAGCGCAAACGACTTGAAGATAGCTACGGCACGAACGAACAGACCATAGCGGAAGAGTATATAGCGGGAATGGCTGAGCAGTACACCCCGCCGAGCTTATGGGCGCGGATAGCGGGCTTTATACGTAATGCCCTTAGGCGCATCGGTTTCCGCTTACCCCTTACCAACGGAGATTTACTCTACCTAACGTGGCGGGGTATACGCGCCACGCGCAAGGAACAGAGCAGTACGGACACACTACTGCACCGCGCAGATGAGAAGCGTGTGATTGCCCGATGCCAAGAGTTAGATGATATACAATTCCGCAAACCCCGTAAGCAAATACTCTCCGAGCTTGCCGCAGACGGTGTGGATGAGAAGGGCGTATTGAAGCTCACGGAAGCAATGAATGAGCTTTTGGAAAAGCGCGTGTATAAGCTACGCGAGACGTGGCAGAACGACACGCAAAGCTTTATCGAGCTTGCGCGTTGCGTAGAAGCAGCTACGGGTGAAACAATACCCGACGAGATGAACATCGACAAGGTATATAACCAAAGCGCGAGCAAAGCGTTTGCACGCCAGGAAGAGACGCGCAAGAAGTACGACCGAATGATGCAGGCGGTACGCTACTTTGCCCGCAAGGCGCAGCTTAGCCCCGAGCTAACGGAGCTATACTTCCTTGCCAAGCACGCGCCCGAGCGTAACGCAGAGATGCGTCGCAGAGCGGAAGAACTATTTGACCCGACAACGCGCACCGAGGAACAGGAAGATATACTGAATAACTACTATACTAACCTGTTCCCCGGTTGGAACAAACAAAACGGAGACGCGTACGCAAGTGAAGCGGAAGCACGCGAAGCCTTCTTGGGTGCACTGAAGGATGCGCTCACTACAAAGGACTATGCCGCCGAAGAGGCTATCACGGAGCGGATAGCGACCCTCATTAAGCAGGATAAGAAGAGCCCGTACAAGGCGATTACGGATGAGGGCAATCTACTAAACGCTTTTACTGAGGCGGTAGAAGCACGTGCAGGGCACCAAGATGTATATCACGTATGGCAGCTGGTTAACGGCTTTAACCGTGGCACCATTGAGCTATGGCGCAGTAGCGGTATGATTGATGAAGCAACCTATCAGAAGGTTACGGGTATGTTCGCGCACTACGTACCGATGCAGGGATGGAAAGAGAATACAAACCAAACTCCGTGGGAGTATAACATCCGCGCGCACATTGATACGAACCCGCTGAAGACGATGCACGGCAGACAGTCGTTACCCGGCAGTCCGTTTGAAGCAATGCTCAAAAGTGCGATGAACTCCATTGTAGCCGCTACGAGGAACGAAGAGCGACAAGCACTGTACTTCTTCGCCCAGAGATACGGAAGCGACTATCTATCCGCTTCATCGGCTTGGTACGTCTTACAGAAAGAGGGCGATACGAAACGTTGGGTAGAAGCATACCCCGAAACGGTGACCCGCAAGACGGAGAAAGGCGATGCGATAGAATCAACTACTCAGGAGACGGCAGAGGCTTTTTTTGCCCGTATGAAGGAGTTGGAAGCCAAAGGCTTGGCACGACAGCGGACGCAAAGCACACGCCCCGAGACAGGCTACCTATTGAGCGAACGCCAAGAGCAAGAGCACGTTGTGCCGCTCTTCTTTGATGGGCAAAAGTATAACGTATTTGTAAATGGCAATCCGAGGTTTAGTCGTGCCGCCACACGACACAACCGCGCTTCCGACGCCAATGGAGCAGCTGATAAACTACTTCGGTCGGTACGCTGGTTTACTCGTGAGATGGGGCAGAACATCACGGGGCGCAGTTTAAGCTTTGGTGCCGCCAATATGGTGCGTGACTTACTGTTTGCTGAGATGAGTAGTAGCACGATATACGGCACACGCTATGCGTTGGCGTTTAACCGCGCCTATTTCACGGATGTAATACCGCTTATGCTTGGGCTTAAGAAGGGTGATACGGCACGGCTGTACAACGAGTACAAGGCGAACGGAGGACGAACCGGCTTTGCCTTTCTGACGGGCGACAAGCGGAGCACACGCAGCACACGCAACGCGTTATCGAACAGCTTGACGGCACGTGCAGGACGTGCAGGACGCTCGTTTTGGAATGCCTATATGGGCATCAACGAACACTTGGAGGATATGAGCCGTTTTGCCGCTTATGCGGCAGCGCGTAAGATGGGGCTAGGTATTACGGAAGCGACGCATCGGGCGAAGAGCATTACGGTGAACTTCAACAAGCGCGGTACGGGCAATAGTCCTATGTATCAGTTCCTCTCTACGCTGTACTTGTTCTTCAATGCCAACTTGCAAGGGGTTGCGCTGACGGGGAAGATGTTCCGCGACCACCCGAAGCGTGCGGCAGCGTGGAGCATCGGGCTAATCCTTTTGCAGCCGCTGATGACCCTACTATATACAGCCTTAGCGAACCCTGGCGGAGACGATGACGATGAAGATGAAGAGGATAAGGGCGAAACGCTGCAAGAGAAGTACGACCGATTGCCGCTTAAGGATGTAAATCCATTCCTCAGACAAAGCAACCTATGCATACCGATGGGTGAAGGGAAGCTTCTCAAGGTACCACTCGGACCGGAAATGCGCGCACTGAACGGTATTGGCGTAACGTTAAGCGATATGCTGATGGGGCGTGCTACGAGTGGAGACGTGGCACTTGCCACCATTGATGGCGCACTGAACAGCTCGTCCATCGGCTTAGATGCATCCATATCAAGTCTTGCCAATGCGAATGAACTTGCCGAGCGTGGAGAAAATGGTGCGCTCTACACGGCACTGCGTGGTGCTGTGCCGAGTGCACTGCAACCATTTGGCGACATAGCTGCCAACCGCGATTGGAGTGGGCGGCGTATCTATGGCGAATCGGTATACCATCGAGGCACCCCATCCTATCTATATGCGGATAAGAGCACCCCGCGCTGGATGACAAACGCAGCCGCAGGGTGGAATACGATGCTTTACGGACAGGGCGACAAGCACATCGGCGAGGTGAGTACCGGCTTGCTCAGCGTGAATCCATCCAGTGTGAACTACCTGGCAGAGCGTTACTTGGGCGGTATCCTTGAGTTCGTGACGGACATAAACCGCGCGACAGATATGCTTACCGATAAGAACGAAGGCAGTGTATCGCAAGCCTTAGGGCAAGCCCCTGTAACGAGACGCTTCTGGAAGGACGACCCCCTGATGCAGGGTAGCGAAGCACGACGCAACTTCTACAGTACGTGGCGCGCATTGCGTCAGGACATCGAGAGCCTTGACCGAATGAAACGTAACGCCAAAAATGCAGATTACAATGAGGCTAATGAGATACGGAACTCTATCCGCACTTACTTAGATGGGCGTAACGAGATGCAGTTGCGTTACTTAGCAAAGCAATTTGATACCTTGTCGGACACGATGAAAGCACACGATGAAGCGTATGCGGGGAAGGACACGGAAACGCGCCTTTCCGTTAGGGAGCGCGATACGCGCGCCATTGAGCGATTACTGAAAGAAGCGGAACGACTGGAAGCTGTCACTAAGTAAATATGCAGTAGTGAGTAGTCGGATTACTCCGGCTACTCACTACGCTTTTAATTCTCTAATTCGGATAGGCGTTGTTCCAACGCGCGGATGCGCTTACGCATCATTCTGTTTGCAGCGCGTAGTGTTTGGATGCGCTGTAGGTCGGTGAGCTTACGGTTGTGCGCGTTGCGGATAAGGTCACGACGGCGCAGACGGATTAGGTTGTTTTCGTTTATCGGAAGCATTGGTTAGTGAGTTTCATTACATTCTTTATTCCGTACTGAGTTTGGAGCAAGCAGACGGGTGTATATACGTGTAGCTACTTGTGCCATCATCACTGGTGGCACGCTCATACCACATACATACCACGGATTTACACCTGCAAAGTCGTAATCCTGCGGGAAAGAGCTAATACATTTCAGTTCCCGAACAGAAAGAAAACGTGGGGCATTGAAATGTATTAAACTTGTTCGGTCAGCTTGCAACGTAGGACAAACTTTATTAGGATAAATGTACACTTGTGAAAAACACTTTTTACTTCCATTTAATCGTTTGCTTGCTTCGCTTTGATTTCTGTCTCCATATTCCCTATGCTCCCACAGCGTTCTCATTACATCAGAAGTTATTTCATCTCCCGAACAATCAATAAACTCTTTGGGTAGTATTGTCTGTTCATTAAAGTCAAGAGAAAGAGATAGGAGCGGAAAGTTACAATCAATATCCTTGCGAATTGCGATGAAGAAGACGCGCTCGCGCCTTTGAGGAACGCCCATTTTGGCGGCATTCAGCAAGTAGTGCCTTACGACATATCCCGCATCGTCAAACTCGTGATAGATACGATTAACGTACTCGCACGCCTTGCCGAGCAGTAACCCCTTAACGTTTTCAGCTACAACGACCTTTGGCTGCAGTCGCTTGGCAAGTGCGATGAACTCAAAGAAAAGTGTATCCAACACTTGCTTTACACCACCTTCAGAAAATACTCGTTCCTTACCCCAATATTTTTCGCGCACGCCAGCCATTGAAAACGGAGTACAAGGTGGTGACCCATCTAATATATCGAGGTTATACAATTCCGCAGGAAGGTCATCCCTTAGCCGAAATGTTTGTATCGGCTCGCAATACGAGAAACGCGGAGAAAGGTTGTGTGTATAAGCCCCCATAACGCGCTTGTCTGATTCGCAACATCCAATAACCTCAAAGCCGGCTAACTTATATCCCATTGATGAGCCACCACCACAGGAGAAGCAAGAAAACACAGTGCCTTTATCAGGTCTTTTAATATCGCTAAGGTTCCATTGATAGGGAAACAAATGCGCTTTTGCACGATTATTCAAATGATTGTTTTTCTGCATATTGTTCGCTTCTTTTCTGCTTTTAGAATTTTCTCTACATACTTTACGATGCGCTCGTACTCGCGCCCCGACATCTCGCTGTCCTCATAGGCTTTGCGGATAAGCTCCTCGCCGCTTCCGTAAAAGCATCCCACGCGCCACATGTTGTTGCTGCGTGTCCATGTAAAGTAGCGACCACTGCTCCACCAATTTTTGAATACGATGTAATCCTTGAGACTGTGTATTATCACATCACCGCATATTATCGCACCGCCGCCCAACCAACCAGCATCACATACCTTTGCTTTACCACATACAACGACATTACCGCACACAGCAGTAATGCCGTATACCTTTGCTCTTTCAAGCACTTTTGCGTTTTCGCTTACTCGTGTATCATCGTACACCTTTGCGTTATCTCCAATCCAGCAGTTACCCTCGTGGCTGAGGTTGCTTTCTTTCTCAATCCATCCTCCTTTTTCGCCAGCTCTTACATTGCCAAAGTCTCGTAAGGCTTCTATTCGATGTAGCGTAATACCCCCGAGTGTCATTGTCTCGTCCGTCAGTCTGTACTTCTTTTCCATTGTCTTTCGTGTGTTACTACTTGAGGGCGCGTTTGATTAGTCTGCGTATCATATAGCCTCCTCCTTATTAGTTTGTTTGTCTTGCAGCGGTACCGGGATGACGTTATCCGATAGGTAGTACGCGCCGTGTGTGCTTGCCTGCTCCGTCTTGCGGATGGCTGCTTCTGTTTTCTCCGAGAATGGCAACCTTTGGGGTTACCGCCTTGCCGGCGATGTCGAGGAACGATACCTGCACGGTTGTGCCTTCGTTCGCGTTGATGATTAAACCTTCCATTGTTTCTGCTTCACTATTTTTTGTTTAACTTCTTTGTTTACTGCTTCGATGAACTCATTTCATTTCTTCGATTAACATATCTGCAATCTGTACACAACTGTGAACATACTCTCGTATGCTTATACCCTCAATTGAAGTTGCGAACGAAGCCGCTAACACGTCTTTCGCTATCTCGTATCTGCGCTGTTCCCAGTCAATGACTTTTTCTTCTTCACAAATCTCCGCAACCAAAATTCTTAAATCCTCAAACACGTTTAGACATGTATCACATTCTACATTTTCATGATGTGTTGCTAGAAACTTATGTAATTCTGCTATAATTTCTTCTCTGTTCATATTAATATCTGAATTTTGTAAAGTGAATAACGGTCATAGATTTTGATAGGTCGTAACCCCTAAACCACTCTTGCTTTCATAATTCATTCTTCGTCATTGTCTTGTTTGTTTAGTAGTCCCTCGTAGTAGTCCATCAGAGCCTTTTCGTATTCGTAGGCTCTCTGCATCTCTTCTATAGCACGCCCTAGTCGCCATGCCGCTTTTTGCATAGATGCAGATGCTTTGGTTAGCATTGTGTAGGCATCTTGGTCTAAAACGTCCTCCTCGTATTGGTAGAGATTGCAGATACGTATATCCAGCTCATCTGCTTTACGTTGGAGCTCATCTGCTTCAGTCGCTAGCTCCCGTAATTCATTTAGTCCGTCTTGTGTCATTGTCTTGTTGTCTTGCGTTACTACTTGCGGGCGTAGCCCTTATCCTTTCTTTACGTTGCCAAAGTCTCGTGCTGCCACAATGCGGTGCAGCGTGTAGCCGTTGATTTTTTTCGTCTCGTCTGTCAGTTCGTACTTCTTTTCCATTGCTTACTACTCCTCTGCTTTTAGGGTTTCTTCCACGTATCGCACAATGCGCTCATACTCTCGTCCCGACTGCTTGCTGTCCTTATAGGCTTTTCGGACAAGCTCCTCGCCTGTGCCATAAAAGCAACCTACTCGCCACTTGTTGTTACTGCGTGTCCAGGTGAAGTAGCGACCGGAGCTCCACCAATTCTTGAAGACGATATAGTCTCTGTTGCTCCTTACGACTGCGTCTTCACGCAGGACAGCATCTCCTCTTACTTCTGCATCGCCACACACCGTTGCATCGCCGTACACATCCGTTCTTCCACACACCGATGCTTCGTCGTACACTTCCGCTCTGCCGTACACAGCGGCATTGCCAAACACTTTCGCATAGTCGTGCACCTTTGCATTGCCGCACACCTCCGCTTTTCCGTACACAACGGCACTTCCGCACACCGCTGCTTCGCCGTACACTTCCGCACAGTAGTACACTACAGCATCGCCGTACACTTCCGCTCTGCCGTACACAGCGGCATTGTCCATCAGCTTTGCATTGCCGTAAACCTTTGCGGTGTCGCACACAGTTGCATGCCTTATCACTTTTGCATTGCCCGAAACCACAGCATCAGCGAATACCATTGCATCATCGTACACCCAGCAAAAACCCTCGTGACTGAGGTTGCTTTCTTTTTCAATCCATCCGCCTTTTTCTCCAGCTTTTACGTAGTCAAAGCTTCTTACGGCTACTATGCGGTGCAGCGTGCGCCCGAAGGCTTCTCTCGTCTCGTCTGTTAGTTCGTACTTTCTTTCCATTGCTTTACTTGTCATAACTTGCTTATTTATTCTTGGTTGTATTCTGCCACGATACGCTTAAGTGCGTCGATGAGGTCGTTTTGGGTTGCTTCCTTGCGCTTGATGGCGGAGCAAACACGTTCATCGATGGTGCCTTGTGCCACGAGGATGTAGACGAATACCTTTTCTGTCTGTCCCTGTCGCCATAAGCGTGCCACGAACTGTTGGTACAGCTCAAGGTTCCATGTCGGCGAGAAAAAGATGATATGATTGCCACCACGTTGCAGGTTCAAGCCGTGCCCGATGCTCTGCGGATGTCCGATGAGCACTTTAACAGAACCGGCATTCCAATCGTTTATGTCTGCTTCGGAATTAATTTCACGGGGCTTGTATGCGGCAAGCGCCTCCATAATGCGTGTACGCTCGTGCAGATAGTTGTATGCCACGATTACATTACCTTGAATGGCATCTACACGTTCTTTGAGTTCCTCTGTCTTTTCGTTATGTATAGATATAAACGGGCGCGTGGCGGACGGAGCGAGCTCCGTACCCTCTTCATAGACGGCACCCCCTGCCAATTGCAATAGCTTACCCGATAGGGATGCGGCATTGAGCGCGGTTATTGCGTTCCCATCCAACATCGCCACTTTCTCCTTAGCTAAGCGGTGATACTTATTAAGTGTCTCTTTGGGTAGTGTTACGGGGATACGCTCTACAACTAACGGAGGAAGAGAAAGCAAATCCTCCTTGCGCATCGACAGGCATATGTCGCTAATGGCACTGCGGATAGCCGCTTCAGCGCCCGTCTTTGGCAAATACTCGTATACGACCATACCGCGGCGCTTGCCGGGGTAGAAGTAGCGTGCGCGATAGGCGGTAATTGTTTTGCCAAGCCGGGCGCCTTGGTCGAGAAGAAATAGCTCAGCCCATAAGTCCATTAGTCCGTTGGGTGCAGGCGTACCGGTTAAGCCAATGACCCAAGGCACGAAGGCGATAGCGCGCTTAAGACGTTTGAAGCGTTGCGCAGATGGGTTCTTGAAAGAGGAAAGTTCATCGAGAATAACGCAGTCAAAGGGAAGCTTGCCTTCGCACTCTTCCACAAGCCACGCGACATTCTCGCGGTTCGTGATATAGATATCGGCATCCGCCGCCAACGCTTTGCGCCTTGCTTGTGGCGAGCCGAGAATGCGTACGGCGCGAAGCAATGAGAGATGCTCCCACTCGGCTATCTCCGCTGTCCACGTATAGCGTGCCACACGGAGCGGAGCGATAACCAATACGCGAGAGATGCAAAAGGTATCGATTAGCTCTTTCACGGCAGTAAGGCACGTGGCAGTCTTCCCGAGACCCATATCGAGGAATAGCCCTGAGCGCGGGTGCGTGAGAATGTGCTGCACGGCTTCGCGCTGGTAGGGGTGTAGGTTGGCTTTACTCCGCATATCGTGATGGCGTGCAGTAGACATCAATCATCAGCGCTTCCGCTTCTTCCTTAGTGGATACCACGTATACGCGGTATCCCATAGCGCGGAGCCGAGAGTGCATCAGTTTTTGCACGATGCTTGGTTTTTTGCCTTCGCTCTTAATCTCTGCGAAGACGGCAGGACAATCCTTGAGCAGAATAAGTCGGTCGGGTAGCCCTGCAATGAGCGAGGTGTCCAACTTTATATAGAGCCCGCCGTTCGTGTTAACCAAATAGCCAAGGCTACGGTCGGTATCTTTTTCGTTTTGTTTTTTCTTCATATCGTGTGTTAAAAGGGTCGTTCATCCAATGCGGCAAATAGTTTTTGGTCGTCTTCGGTAAGCTCTTCAGCTGAAGCGGGTTGAGGTACGTTGGTACGTACGAGACAGCGCACCGCGCCATATGCCTTGTCGCGTTTCTGCGCATAGACGGCATCCTCCCACCCTTCGCAAGTGCGAACGATGTCCAATAAGCCCCGCACTTCGTAGGTGCTATTCTTGTCAATCGGGCGTTGAAAGCATTCGGCGAATAATTCAATACCGCTTATGCGGTCACGCAAGCGGCTACGTTCTGGCGGTGTTGCATAAGCGTCCGGTAGCGGATTGAACGGTCTGTCAAGCAATTTTTTCAGTCGGTCTGCTCTGTCCATCTCGTACCAATAAGCGGGTACGGGGGTGCGAAGGAAGTTTTCGATAAGGCTCTTGCGTGGGTCATCCGTACGATAGGCTACCTGTACATTCTTTAGTTCTTCGGTGTCTTCGGGTGTCAGGTAGAGCGATTCGCCCTGTTGGAAACGGTACTTGGCTTCAGCCCACACCTGGTCAATTTCGTCTTGCGTGAGGTCAAAGGACGGAGTAGCCACTTTACTCCCGGCGCACTCTATAATCCAATAGCGTCTGTTGCCCGTGTAGCCTGAAAGAATATCCTGCTCGTTTGTTGTAGCAAAAAAGACGCATTGCCGAGGGCGGGTTACCGCATTGCGTGCGTAGGCGGCACGGAAGGAATCGCTTTGCTTAGAAACGAAACTTTTTACTGCGGTTATTTCGGAGCGTTTGAGTGCTTGCAACTCGGCAATCTCAATAATCCATTTACCCTGCACGGCTTCCATTGCTTCCTTGCCTTCCACTGTACAGAGACTGTCTGAGAACCATTTGCCTCCAAGGCGCGCCAAGAGTGTAGATTTCCCTATTCCCTCGCCACCTTTCAGTACGGTGATATTGTCGAACTTGCAACCGGGTGTATAGACACGCGCCACGGCGGCACACAAACTTTTGCGTGTGAGCGTACGGGTTAATGGCGTGTTGACCGCTCCGAGTGTGCGGATGAACAGTGTATCCAGCCGGGGCGTGCCATCCCATACACAGCGGTCGAGATAATCGGTGACTGCGTGGTAGGAACAGCAGTCGGCGATGAAGTTATTCTTCTCGTCCTCAATCACACTGATATTGGTAATGCCATACTTACGTGCTATGTAGCTGCGGAGCTGCCCATCGTCCGTGTCGGACCAAAGCTCGCCTATTTTGGCGGAGCTCCAGGGGAGCTTGCCGGCTATGAAGGTGCGGTCGGAAAATCGGTCGTGCTTAACGGCAGAAAAATTTAAGAAGCCATCATTACGAATAATACGCCGTACGTTAGCCGCGTTGGGATAGGGCTTGCCCTTTTTATCGCAATCGAGTTGTGCCATTACGGAGGCGAGTTGCTCTTGTGCTTCGGGTGTATTCTCCGCATCATCTTCATCATCCAAGAAGCAGGCGGCGCGTAGACGGGTTACGCCGTCCGTTTGTGCGGCGAAGCGCATCATTGCTTCATAGGAGGGAAGCCGTGTGATATCCGTCTCGGTGGAGGCTACATCGAGTGTGCCAAACTTATGTAGGCGGACGAGGTCAAAGGCATTGAGGAGCCTCCCCTTATAAGGGTCGGTATTATGGTAGGAGTAGAGCCATAGATTGTCGTACACAACGGCACCCGCTACGGAGGAGCCCCCCTTGTAGGTGTATCGTCCGGGAATGTTAGAAGAGACAAAGTAGTCGGGGAGGAATTGCTCTATAGCGGCATCAATGCCGTACGCGCGACAGAAGTTGCCGACCAATCCCTTTTTCGCGCGAGGGTCTTCGGGCTTGGTGCCGTCTGCCGTCCACGGTGTGGCGGTATGCTCTTCGCCTGATGCGTAGAACCACTCGGCAGGATTCTCGGGCGTGTTGTAATATAGGGAGAGGAGCTCTTGGGGATTAACGGGCTCTTCGTCCACGGTAAAAAATAGGTATTCGCCATCGCAGGAGACACCCGGCAAGTACATTAATTGCGCCGGGGAGAAGCTGCAGGTATCGGCAGCTTCGATATCTATTTCGCTTGCAAGGGCGCGCGCCAATGGTTCGTACAGGGCAGGCTCTATAGGTGCAGTTAGTGGGAAAATGGCACGCACGCGCGGTTCCTTAGGTGTATAGGAGTGCGTAGAATAGACGGCTACACAGTGTTCGCTATCGCGGAGGGCTTCGATGGTATCAGGTGTCGCGGCATCAAAATCCAGCGTGACCATGCAGCGTGCTTCGAGTAGCTCTTTCTTCCGCTTATTACCGCGAAAGGTACCGGCAACGAAGGCGCCCACATCCTTCACGGCGCCACGCTGCTCTTTGCTCATAGCTGCGTACTCCGCCATTGTCTCGGCGGTGCGGCGAGGTGTAGCAAGAAGCTCCGTAAATTGCGCCCACGTATAGGTATTGCGTGTCAGAACGGACGCGCGGCGCGAGGATGAGAAGGATAGCGTATATTCGATTGCCGACATAGGTACTTTATTTTGTTTGTGGGGTTAGAGGAATTATTGCGGTGCGGTAAGGTGGTCGGAGCCGAAGCCCCGACCACACACCACACAAACAATCACTCAGAATCAACCGAATGGATTTTCGTCTGTTTGTTCGTCCGTTTTGACCGCGCCAAAGGCACTAATCAATGCTTCCGTATCGAGGGAATTTCCGGCAGCTTCGCCGTCACGGAGGAATTGGAACGCATCGATGGAGATAGACACGCCCTTATTGCCGTTTCTGTCATAGGAGTAAGCACTAAGCGCGGCACGTCCGTAGCACCCCGAGTAGAGTAGCCCAGCTTCCGCGCGTGTGTTATCTACATTGAGTAGTAGCGGTGGGCGGTAGGTCTTTACGTTCATAAAGAATACCCCATTAAAGAGGGCACCTTCACGCTCTTGGTCGCCATCGCGCAGTGGGTAGTGCAGGAACTTTTTGGGGTTAATCTTTTCGCCCCACTGCTGCTTAGCGGTACGTAGAATGAGGTCTTCCATCAGAGATATTGTCTCTGTATCCGTCTTAGGGATTAGGAGACATCCTTGATAGACTGTTTTCCCTGTTTCGGGTTGCTGTTGTCCCTGCTCCAAAGAGCTGTAGATAAGACGTACTTCACCCGTCATAACGTGACTGTCATCGATGTTTTTTGCTTTAACGTTTTTCATTTTCTTTTTTTGTTCTAATTGGTTATACTTAATCGTTGAATGCGTTTTTTATTTGTTCGTTGGGGGTGAACTCGGCGCGCGGGTCGGTATCTGCTACCAACGTGGGCTTGCCCTCCGGCTTTACTACCAGAGCTGATAGCGGGGCGAATGCTTTTTTGCCGAGTTCCTTCTCAAGGCGCGCAACGCTTAGGAGCTTTTCCTCCATATATCGTTCACGCTCGATGCCGAGTTCTGCGAGGGTGGCGAGTACCTTATCTTGGTCACCCCACGAGCGGAGCGACCGCCCCGCTACCAGCTTATAGCCGGCTATCTTATTGCCTGCGAGGGCTTGTGATAGTGCCCACTCTTCCACTGCCGAGAGGTAGTTACGGAGTGCATCGGCTTGCGCCAATATCTGTGTAAGTTCTTCGGGGGTTAGCTCTTCGGGCTTTTTGTTCTGTGCCAAAGCAGCAGCCACGGGCTCCGTAGCCCGACTTGCATACTGTGGACAAGCGTGGCGCGCGCGACAGAAGGTGCAGTGGTCACCCGCTACGCGGATGCCCTCACCCTTGTAAGCGAGTTGCGCCGCGGGGTATAGGGTATCGTTCGCCCAGGCGAGTAGCTCCGCCACGGAGAGCGTCTCAGAGGATATGTTATTGATGCGGGGCTGATATATGTGCGTGGTTACCTCTTCGATGGGCTCGGGGGTGTCGAACTGAAAGCGCAGGAGTGCACCGAGTGCGTAGATGCGCATCTGTGGGTTGCCTACGGCGTCTACCTTAATTCCCTTGCCGTACTTGTAATCGATGATATCCAACTTGCCCTTACGCCGCACGACGAGGTCGCAGGTACCGAATAGGTCTGACGCTATATTGGGCATCAGATTAAGACGTAGCTCGGCATCCATCATTCCATCGGTACCCTTCAGCTCATACGCATACGCACGATAAGCGAGTGCGTGGTTGTACATCTCCCGTGTTATTGCTTTGGGTGCGCAGGCTGCTACTACATCCTCATAGGTGGGGATATGCTTGGCGTCGGTGCAACGTACGAGGCGTTCGCACACTTCGTGGGCGAGGGTACCCTCTTCCGCGGCGGGGGAAGTGGTGTCGGGGTAGGCATCTTCCAACTTAGCGGAGGGAGTGCAGCTCAACCAGCGGAAGGCGGCACTGGGCGATAAGATGCTATGCGCGCGGTGCGCGTGGTCTATAGTGTTCTGTTGTGCCATAGCGTTTATTCTTTATCGAGTTCGTTTTTCCTTTCCGTAAGCCACTCGTACCACGTTTCGTCCGGGATTGCTACCTGCGATGTACGGCAGTAATCAATAGCCAGGCGGAGAAGTGTGTTCAGCGATGCGCGCTTATCCTCCGGCACAGTGGGCAACTGTGGCTCTGGTGCGTAGAGCTTAATCATCTGGGCTATGCGGCTATTATCCATTAGGCTCATAGCTTCCTTAACGGAGGCGCGCAGTGCGTCAAGCGATACGGGCGTTGTTGTAGGGGTGGGAGCCGTTGCACTCTGTGTTGTTGTAGTGCGTTCCAAGCGTCCTTGTTGCTCTTTCACCCAGGCAGCGAAAGCTGCATCGGGCACTTGCGCGGATGCGGCACGATGGTACTCAGTAGCGGCGTGGAGTAGTGTGATTAAGTCGGCACGCTTATCCTCAGGCACTTCGGGAAGTAATGGCTTAGGCGCGAATAGCTTAATCAGCATCGCGATACGCACGTTCGGCACAAAGGCTGTTGCATCCTTCACGGTACGGCGGAGCGTATCAAGAGTAGGCTCTTCGGATGCTTGCTCCGTTTGCGTCTTAGCGGTTTCCTTTGTCTTAGGCGCATTTTCTTTTCGCAGTTGAGTTGTTGTGCTCTTAGCTTGCGTGGACGCTTCTGCGTTCGTTTCTGATAACCTTTCGACTGCGTGTTGCGGCTCCGTATGAATAAGGGCATCGGATTCGGGGAGTACCCCATCCAGCAGTGTGCTTGCGACCATAAGCGCAATGTCGAGGTCGGCACTGAGGGATACGTAGTTGAGGGGCTCCATATTCTGTAGGATGCCCGACGGCTCATACTTACGCACAATCGCGTATATTATTTCCTTGGGGAGCCGTTCAGCGGCATCGGATAGCCGCCGCATCATACCCGCTGCCGAGAGCAGGTCTTCGGCTGAGCATTGCTCCGGGGTAAGAAGCCCGGCGCGGAGTAGATGCATTACGCGGAGGGCATCCTCACGCGGTACGCGCAGCGTTACGGTAGCTGCTTGATTGTTTTCTTTCTGTTGCATACTGTGTGACTGTTTAAGGGTTGTTTGTTTTGCGTTTAGAGGACGCGTTTTTCCTCGAGAAATGCGTCTAAGTCGGACAGGTTGTAGAGTTGCTTATTCCCAATCATCACCATCCGTACCAATCCGCGTTCACGCAGCTTGCGGAGGGTGAGCGTAGAGATACTGAGGTACTCGGCAGCTTCGGATGTGGGGAGATACGTTTTCCGGACGGATGCCCCCTTGTGGTCTTTGACGGCGAGTTTCATTTCTTTATGCGTTTTAAGTTGTTCTTTATATTTTGTATTAGTGCGCGCAGACGTGCGGAGAGGCTATGCTCATAGCGTGCACGGCAAGCGGGGCAGAGGTCGTGCCCCCGGAAGGCGGCATTGAGCGAGGTGAGCCAGCCACGACGCGCGAAGCGCCTACGGGCGTGCTGCTCTGATAGTGTGGAGATGAATGAGATATCCTTATGACACTTTTCGCACACTATGCAGTAGCGCTTGTACCCTCGCGGCATAGGGCGCGTGCGGTTATAGTCTATTTCGTAAATCATTGCGGTGTTTGATGCGAATAATTAACTGTTTGATGTAGTCGTGCACGGAGGGGGCATCAGCGGTGCGGTCGTGATAGAGCAGCACCGAGATAGCCACGCAGAAGAGCCCCACGATTAGAAATGGGAGGTTATTGTAGCGAAACGCACACCATAAAGCTGCGACGGATAGGGGCACTGTGAGGCACAGCCCCAACAAGTTTAATAACGTGAAATCCTCCATCGGGCGAATAAGGCGCTGCCGCCGAGGGGCAGGCTTACGAAACTGAGTCGTCATAGTTGTATTATCGGTTAAGGTGTTTGTATCGGGCATCCGTAGACGCAATATATTGCTCCCACTTATGTTGGCTCTCCGTGTCGCGGAATTCCGTCATCTCTAATCCTTTATAGGGGTGTTCGGGGTCACCGAAGAATGCGAGCAGGCGTTCCTGTCCTTTGGGAGTGATGCGGAAGTTCTTTTTTGGGTAATCCGGGTCAATAAAGCCACGTGTATCGGGCTTCACGAGGAACCCAAGGTAAGTAGCCTTATCGGTAACGCAACCACTCCTATCCACCAGCTTATTGCCCCATAGGCATTGGAACAGATGCTTCTCGGTAGCCCAGCCACCGGCGGAGCGTATGATGCGCACCATCTGCTTAATGGTGCAGTTAGCACCTTCCATTGCGCGCCCCTCAATCTGCGCGCGGAGCATATTCTCGCGCTCGATGGCGCCCTGCTCATTATGAAGCATCTCTTGCTTTAGGTTATATAGTTCCTTGCGGAGGGATGCAATGGTATCATCGCGCCAACCGACTTCGTAATTATAGTTGCCACGCGAAGCTGCAAGTAGGAGGTTGGCTCTTTTTACCTTTTCGTCGGCTTCTGCAACTTGCCCTTTGACCGCATAATATTCTTCGATGCGTAATTCTTCCAATTCCTTCCAGCGGAGGACGAGTTTGGCACGAGAGACGTCATCGAACTTAGTGGCGATGAACAGAACTTCCTCTGGCTTAAGCATATAGCAGGGGCGCGCTTCCCCCTTTTCATCTATATAATCAACCAATCCAAATTTGGATCGGTTAAACACCGTCCAAGAAGGTTCCATTTCGCGGATATCACGCATTAGGTGTCCGTGATTTTTCCCTACAATTTGCGCGAGTACGCGTGAAGAGATTAGTTGGTTAGCACTCCAACGGTTGTCAAGCAATCCATTCTTGCCTGATAGTTTAATTGCATTGTTTTCTGTTTTCATATTATTGCTCATTTGTTTCTTGTTGTTTACTCAAATGTGTTTTGTTGTCTACTCAAGTCCCCAGACATCTGTGATGCCGTATTCCGCGAAAGCGGCTTCGATTGTTTTTGCCTCGCTGACGCGCGGCTCTGTACGTCCATAGACGCGTGCCGTCCAGCCGTTTGGCGTAGTGATACGCAATGCGCGCATCAGTTGCTCCCGAAACTTCGGTACATCCCTCTGTGCCAGTTGCATATAACCCCGGCGAAAGCTGAACTCCGCGTTGTTTTTCGCACTGATTTTTGTTTCTCTTCGCAATTCCATTTCGTTTTTATCCAATTTCTAATTACATTTCATTACCTTTACCACCACAGCGTGACCAGCGATGAGCGTTGCGCGCCATTTTGTGTTTGCGGTGGCAAAGATAGAACAAATATATAACATATACAACATAAATAGAACGATTGAAAGATGAAAGAGGAAGGACAAGTTGTTTATACAGCAGATAATCAAAGGTTTAGGAGCCTTTTGAAAGAGTTGAAAAATCTTGGGAAAGTGCTCAATGATTCGGATTTTGCCACGAAAACTGGGGTGAATAGGAGTTATGTATCGGAACTTAGAAATGACAAAAGAGTACTTACAACTAACTATATAGAACAAATATATAACACCTTCCCCGAAATCAATCGCGCTTGGCTGCTCACTGGTGAGGGGTCTATGCTGACCGAGGAGCGCAACAGTGGCGTGCAGGGCAAGCATCTCGATGAGGACGAGTACGCAGCACTCCGCGCGAAAGGACTACCGCTCATCCCAGAGTACGCAGAAGCTTTCCGCGGTGGCAATGTCGGCAACCCTATATTCTATGACTACGTGGCATCCTACTGGTCGCTCCCAGATATTAAGGCGGATATGATTATACCGGTGGAGGGAGATTCGATGTCGCCCACCTACCCGGCTGGCTCTAAGTTAGCGGTGCGTAGGATGTCGTTCTCACCGGACGAGCCGTTCGGTATACCATTCGGTGAGGCTTTTGCTTTCATTGCGCAAAAGGACGGGGACGCAGCGGTGAGCTACGTGAAGCGCCTGCGACGGCACAGCGACCCGATGCGGGCTAAACAGTACTGGATTGCCCACTCGGACAATCCGAATTATGATGATTTTGAAATTGAGATTACGACCATCCAATCTCTGTGGCGCGTGGCAGCCAGCATTACGATAGGGTCGTAGAGAGTGTCACGATGCGGTGAGGGTGTCACGATGCCATTTTTCCGCATCGTGACAAAGGTTAGCCCTTTGTGGGAGCCGATTTGCACCCCATCGGAGGGGTAAGGCGTCACGATAGTGTCACGATGCTACAACAATGCGCATCGTGACACCCTTGAAAGTGGCTCTGAGAGCCGAAAGTCCGTGCTCTTGGCACAGTTTTTGCAATATATTATAGTACCGTGCGCGCGCGCACGCTACGCACTTATATGAGATTTTAAAATACAGGTCACCTGTATTGTACCCCCTTTTCCCCTCCTTGCTCTATAGGAATTTGATTGATACATCGTGACAATGGCTTGTAACTCGCTGTAATAGAGCAGGATAGAGTGTCACGATGGGTGTCACGATGCTTTTTCTATTAAACAGCGATTATTCGCGTAAATGATTGATACAGAGAGAAATAAGGTGTCACGATGAACGATTTTATCTTTACACTTTGTAAGGTAAGAAAATCGCCATCGTGACACCCTCATTTTGCATAATATGCGGAGGTAAAATGAATAATATGCAAGGAGTGCACCCCGCCGACCCGGCAAGGTGCACCCTCTTACTATCCATACGCCTCTTACTTGGGCACGATTTCCAACTTATACCCCAAGTAGTCCAAGTATTTTGCTATTGTGGTGAGCTGTGCGGTCTGTTCGCCCCTTTCGAAGCGCGTAACCGCATTGCCGCTACTGAATACTCCGTCCTTAGCCACCTGGTACTTGCTTATGCCCATCTCTTCTCTGAGGTCTCCTATGGTGCGTTGGAGTTCCTTTGCTGTCATTTCTATGCTGCTTTATTTAGTTCTCCGCGCTGCTGCCAATAGCCAAACCAAAATGTAGTCCATTCTTCCGGAGAGAAACGCTTCTTGGGGAACCCTTCTTCGGGCACTTTCCCCATAATTTCGTTTATAATCTCGTCCAACTTGGCTGTCACTCCGTCTCTTATGTGGCGTAGGCTGAGGAAGCTTCCGATGATTGTGTTTGGTGCGTTCTGCACCTCATCTACCTTTTCCTCTGTGGTGAGCCGAGCCTGTGCGCCATTATTAGCGAGTTCTGCTGCTCTCAATACTGCTACTAATCGCCCTGCGAGGTACGCGATGTTCTTTTGTTCTTTGTTCAGTGCCATATTCTCCTCCTCTCCTTTTGTTTTGTTATGGCAGGGCTAATGCCCTGCCTATCAGCTACCCTAATTGATGTAATACCAGATTGTATCCTCTTCGCGTCCCGTGTGACCACCGTCTATCTGTACGCAGATTATATCTCTGTACATATCGGTGAGCGCGTCTTCCATCCCTTTTTCTTCGATTGTTGCTTTCAGTTCTTCGGCTTCAGCTTCCGGCATTGCATCGTTGATGCCTGATGCATCGTGTGATGCGTTGGGCTTTATCCAGCACAGGTGCTCTTCCAGCCAATCTTCGTTGTGCGCATCGGTGAAATCTTCGTAGCTGCCGAAATGTTCCACTGTTATTCTTCCTTTCATTATCGATTCCAAGTCCATATCCTCTCTGATGTCGTTAACTCGGAGTGTGCACACTGCCTGATAGTCTTCCCCGTTCCATCGTGTGATGGTGTAGGGAGCTTCCTCGTCGTCATCGATGATTTTCCCATCGGCGTCTTTTTCGTATTCCAGCTCGTCGATTGCGTGCATTTCAAGCAAATCGTTTTTGAGCTCTTCGATTGTGTTCGCTTCTCCTAATACTCCACAGCTTGCCGGTCCTTCAATTTGATACTTCATCATTTCAGTTTTCATTTTCTTGTCTCCTTTTTTTCTGTTTTTTCTTCTGTTTTTCTTTTTCTGTTGCAAAGGTAGGTAAAACTTTTCGTACTATCAAACTTTTTGACCTATTTATTTTGTCGCTTTTATGTAAATAGCTATAAATCAGTATTTTATAGCGAGAAAAAAGTTTTCAACAACTCAGCTATTTCTCCGAGATGCGGATTGCTCGGTGCGCAATATTATATAGTTTTTCGGCAGATTGGCTTACGAAGGGCTATATATTGCACACTTTGCGGTTAAGTGTGCAATTCCTTGTGGCAGAGTGCGGATGTGTCAACAAGGTAGCGATAATGCGCTCCGCAATGCCTATGGCGCGCCCCGAAAATGTCGCAATGAGGTAGTGGCTGGATGCTATCGGTACTCTATATTTGCGTGCAGTACATTAAGAGACACTATATTATATGATACCCATACTACCTATAATCGGATTGCTTAGCGGCATCGGCAGCGCGGTGGGCAATGCCATCGCTGCTCAGCGCGCCAAGGAGGCGAGTGCACGTGAGACGGCTCGTGCGCAAGCGGCTATTGACCGCGCGCAGGGCGTAGCGGATTCGATGCACAATGAGGCTACACGTGCGTATACGCGTGACTACTATACGCCTGTGCTTAGTCGTATCGATAGCGCAGACCTGCTTAATCGGTATCGCCAAGCGGCAGAGCGAGCGCGCCGGCAGGATGCAGCGCGTGAGGTGATTAGCGGAGGGGCTCCCGAGGTAGCGGCAGCGCGCACGGCGGCACGTGCCACGGGCGCGGCTAATACGGTAGGGCAGATAGGGCTCATCGGGCAGCGAGCCAAGGATGTCGCCACAGCGCGCAAGCAACAAGCGGATAACAGTTACACGGCGCAGACGAGCGGATTATCGCGCACAACCGCCAGTATGGCGACTGACCTTGCTAAGTCGCACGCGACAGCCGCTAACAATGCGCTTAAGGGGATTGTCAGCGCCGTGGGCACTATGGCGGGTGCACTGACCAATTTAGGCGGGATGTTCCCTGCGACCAAGGCGGCACCCGCACTGAGCACGGTGCCGGGAAGCACACCGCAGTTACCCTCCGTTCCGGGCGCGTTGGATGCGGTCAAAGGCGAGGTTCCCAAAGTTAACGACTTACTCAGTGCCGCATGGTAGATATTAATAAGCTGATAGATGAGGTGGTTGGGCAGGTAGCCGCCGAGGAGCAGAGCGCGCCCACTACTACAGAGCCAACCACAGTGCCCACGGAGCCACAACCCACTGCGCAATCCGCGCAAGCTCCCATTGCCCCTGTGACCCCTACACCGCCCCCTGCACCCAGTGTGCACAGCGTGGGCGATATGCCGATTAGTCACCCCACACCTACCGATGTCGAGGACGCCGTACAGCCACAGAGCGTGCCTACCTCCCTACCGCCAAGGCAGTATGTACCGAGTGCGCATAGCGTAGGCGATATGCCGATTAGTCACCCCTCATCCTATTTCTCGGCTGAGGAAGCGGATACGCACACGGACACAGTGCCACCGAGTACGGAGCCACTCTATCCTGATGCACTCAGTAGTGGCGAGGTGCCAACTGAGCAGTCGGTTGTGGGCGATGATGTGAGTGGACAAGCCACTGAGCCAGAGCAAGGCGCCCCAAACGGACAGCCCGAGCAAGCCCCAGAGCAAGGCGCCCCAAACGGACAGCCCGAGCAAGCCCCCGAGCAAGGCGCCCCAAACGGACAACAGCCCGAGTTGGTAGATATGGTTGGTGTCACACAGCCAGGTACAGATAATCCTGATGCCCCGACCACTCAATACGACACCGAGCGGTATAACGTACCGCGCAGCTACCAAGAGGCACTCCGCATACTTGACCTACAGCGTAGTAAGCCCATATACCAGAGTCTTATGGCGGGGATCGGAGACCCAGAGGCTAAGCGCAGAGCAATCGATGCATACATAGCACGGCGCAATCGGTACAGCGGATTAGTCCGCCTTGCTGAGGCTATTGCTAATACCATTGATGCATCGGGCGCACAGCGTAATGCTTACTCAGAGCGGCGCGACCCATCCTACCGCTACGAAAATGACACACAGCGCGAGTTGGCACGTCAATATGCTGACTTACAGCGCGCAGAGGGGATGCTATACAATACGCGTATGCGCGATGCCGCACGATACGACCGTCTGAGCAACGAGATGCGGTCTACTTATATTGCAGGAGACCAAGCAGCACGTAATGACGCGCGTTACAAGCAACGACTCCGCTTGTTGGAGGATAATGCTAAGCGTGCAGATGCGCGCGCCCGGGAAGCCGCCGAAGAGCGTAAACAACGTGCCGCGGACGCTAATGCTAAGTGGCAGGCGGAATTAGCAATGCGTGAAAGGCAACACAGAGACCGTATGGCTATGGAGCGAGCCAAATTAGCAGAGCGCCGTAACGAGCAGGCGCTGAAAGCAGCACGTACGTCTGCAGGGGGCACCAAGAGCAATGGCACAGGGGGTAAGAGTAGCACAGGCACTACAACTGTGTACAAGCGTATACCCATCACGCTATCCGACCGCGTCAACGGGCATATATCGGTACCCAAGGACAGCCCCGACTATGCACGTAAGTTCTTCGCGGACAACTTCATCGAGAGCGCGCGGAAGCAGATGGAGGTATACAACCGGCACAACGCAGGGGACGGTAAGACCTACAGCTCATTGCCGGAGTATGTACAAGACCAATATGGTATCGATGTGATGCCACTCATTGGCGATGTGCAGTGTACCCCTAAGGAGTATCAGGTAGCAGCGGACAAGGCAGCGGCAATCGCAATGCGTGACCCCGAGACGGTATTATCGTACAGCGTCAATGCACCGTTCTTCGGAGACAACGGCTACGATGCAGACGGCGTACAGGTAGCCACGGATGCTATACGCGAGCGATGCGGCGGTTACCTTAATGCGATATCCATTCTTAATGCGGCTAATAAGTCAGGGCTCACGTACCCACAGGCATTCGCGGTTATGTACCCCAACATATATAATTCGGTAGTGTCGGCGGCTCAATCGGGCAATAAGTCCGACTTGGCTGGCGCAATTAAGGTGTTGGCGGATGGGTATAACGGCGTTAAGTATTGCCGAGACTACAAGGACGCCAGTCAGATGGTATCGTGGCTACTTGACCCCAAAGCTTTGGAGCAGAGAGCGCCAGGCGCCCCTGAGAAATAACGATATGCGAGTAGACTATTCGGCAGCTTACAGGCGCGTAAAGGCTTTGGTGGATGCGGATTTCCGTATCTTCCCGAGCGAGCGGCGCAAGCTGACGGAGAGTTTCTTCGTCTTGATGTATCCCGCTTGCCCGGAGGAGGAGCTACAGAGCCTACTCAATACCCATAAGCACCGAGAGGACATTACCGCATATGCATATGAGCTGGTCACCTCGTGCGCTGACTTATCGCGCATCTACTTGGATTATTTATTTGTCGTATAATGGATAAGGTTAAGTATATCACGCACCCCGCAATCAACGCTACGGACGACTTATCGCCCGTTATAGCACCAGAAGACACTATGCACAAATTGCATAAGGATGTGCTACCACTTGTCGATGAGCCCGTAACGGAGGAGCGCATCGCGCTTCGCAAGGCAGCCGCCGTCCAAGCCGAGCTCCACGCCGTACAGCATCCCGATATATTGCTAGACGAGGATGATTTGGCGTATCGCGACCCCGCACCCCGGGACGAACCAAAGCCCTACGACGATGATGTCACCGATTATAGGGAGGTGCAGGTTCGCGAGAGAGAGCAGTTTGGGCGACAATTTGACAAGGCTGAGAGTATGAGCTTCAGTGAGGCGAAAAACTACCTCCGCAAGGCGTCTGTAGGGCTAAAGGGCGTGATGGCTAAGTTTCTTGAGTTACACAGAGAGGACTTTGAGGAAAGCTTTAGCAAGTTGTCGAAAAAGGAGAAAGTGGATGTGTACGTACAGATATTCAAGCACATTGCCCCGGCAGGGCGACCATTAGACGATGATTCCGAGCAGGACGACCCATCGGACTATGTGCGGAGTGCTTATTTCCCCGAGCAGGAAACTAATCAGTGACGGACAATGAGGTTTCACATATCGTTGCGCTTAATGCGGAACGGCACAAGGAACGCGACAAGGCGTACAACCCTGTATCGGGGTTAGGGTGTACGGCACCGCGTAAGGCGCTACACGTATCGGACTTCCCGATACGCGCGCTCTATATACCTACCGCAATGTGGGATGCCGAGCCTGTAGTGGGTCAGTTGGCACGTGCCGGCTCTGTGCAAGCCTTATTGTCTTCGGGTGGTAGTGCTCCAAGCGCGGAGACCTGTTGGCGGTTTATTGCGGACTTCTGTGAGCTCAGATGTCAATACGACTTTGAGTATTGTGCTTTTGTCAAACTGAAGATACGCGACAAGGAGCGAGGAACACTCATTCCTTTTCGCCTTAATAGAGGGCAACGCAAGCTTCTCGCGCTGTTAGAGCAGATGCGTACCGACAACGTCCCTATACGCGTTATACTGCTTAAGGCAAGGCAATGGGGTGGCTCTACGCTGATACAGATGTATTTCTTTTGGTTGCAGGTATATGTGCGTGAGGGGCTGAGTAGCGCTATCTGTGCACACGTACAAGATGCAAGTCGCAATATCTTATCGATGTATCGCACGGCGGCTGATAACTTACCCGTGAGTGCTTGGGGTAAGAGGATAGAGCTAACTCCCAAAGACGGTATGGCTAATGCGCGTAACGTGGTGGGGCGTGAGTGCAGTATCACGGTGGGCAGTGCCATCAAGCCCGAAGCAATCCGTTCGCAGAGCGTGCACCTTGTGCACTTCTCTGAGGTCGCTCTGTTCCCTAATACAGACAACAATTCGCCCGAGGAGCTTGTGGCGAGTGTGTCGTCTATCGTACCCAATACGGCTTATAGTGCTATTATTTATGAGAGCACGGCTAAGGGGGTAGGCAATTTCTTTCATACACAGTGGCTACGCGCTAAGCAAGGCAAGACGGCATTCCGTCCGCTGTTCATCCCGTGGTTCGATATAGACTTGTATCAAGCGCCTGTAGCCGATGCGGTTTCGTTTGTGCGCAGTATGTCCCCAGCTGAGTTATCCTTGTGGGAGCAGGGAGCCACTCTTGAGGCGATATGTTGGTATCGCGCAAAGCTTCGTGAGCTTGACAACACGGATATGATGATGCAGGAGTTTCCCTCCAATGATATAGAGGCTTTCCGCTTCAGCGGGGAAACTGTATTTGACCCTGTCAAATTAGAGGTACTCAGGCGCGACTGCATTGCTCCGCGTGCACGTGGTGAGCTGATATCTACAACTTGCACGATTGCTGATATGCGCCGTGACCTATCGCGCCGTGGTATGATTCTATCTGATTTGGCTTTTGAGCCCAAGCGTAATGGGCGGCTTGCTGTATGGGAGTACCCGGACCAATCAGACCGCCACACCCACTTACGCTACATTGTTTCTGTGGATGCAGGCGGACGCTCCGCTTCGAGCGACTACAGTTGTATATGCGTATTGGATAGGTATTGGATGCAGTTCGGTGAGCAGGCGGCTGTAGTAGCTGAGTGGCACGGGCATACGGACTTGGATATACTTGCGTGGAATGCAGCGCAGATAGCACACTGGTACAACCACGCGCTACTTGTTTTTGAGAGCAACACTTTTGAATCGCGCGAGGACTTGTTCAACAAGGATGGCGACAATAGCGAGTTCATCTTTAGCGAGATAGCACGCTACTACGACAATCTGTATAGCCGCACCCCCAAAGACAAGCTTGTAGAGGGCGTTCCTCCGCGGTATGGGTTCCATACCAACCGCGCAACCAAAACAATGCTTGTTAGCAACTACATTGCTACTTTGCGTGAGGTGGGTAGCGCAGGTGGCGGATACATCGAGCGGAGCGAGGAAACAATCAACGAGGCATTGATATACGAAAAACGCAAGGATGGCAGCTTCGGTAATATCGTGGGTAAGGGCAATCACGATGACCGCATTATGACGCGTATGATAGCTTTACTTATATCCCAAGAGATTCCACTTCCGTATAAGGATAAGCCGGTAGACCTACCGTTTGACTATTCGCAGACCAACTATGGCTCTGTGTAATGCAACATCGCATCTATTACTTGTCGGTTCGCTCTGTCTACCAATGTATTGTCTCGCTTGATGTATATTCTGGTTGTCACGAATCCGTTACTATGCCCGAGTGCTTGTGCGATTACGCTATCCGTTACCCCAAGGCTTGCCGCTTCGGTAGCCCACGAGTGGCGCGCCCAGTATGGTGATATCACGGGGAGCACGCCATCAGATAGAGCGGCTATCCGTTCGTAGGCGTAAAAGTACGCAGGGATAGGTGATTTGCGTTTTTTCGGATTGTGGAATTGTACCAGCGCATCACCGCTACTTTGGTACTTCTCAATTAGTGTAGCAGCTTCGGGCTCTACTTTGATGTCGTATCGCTTATCAGTTTTTGCACGTCTGTATTGTATGCGTCCATCTTTATAGTCATCTTTCTTCAAGTGTACGAGGTCTGTTGGGTTAATGCCGATAAGGAAGTAGGACAGAAAGAAAAAGTCTCTTGCCGGTTGTAGTTTTTCCGGTAGTAGCATAGTGCGTAAGTAGTTTAGTTGTGCTCTGCTTAACGCGCGATGCTTTGTCTCTTCGGACGGCAACTTGAATCGCCTGAATGGGTCAATAGATACGTATTCCATATCAATCGCGTAGTTAATTACGTTACGCAGACGCGCTAAGTAGCTGTTCCGCGTATTGGGCTTAATGCGCTGCTCTATTAGATAGTTATCGAATCTGATGAGCCAGGATTTGTTGACGTTATCCAACATCTCTTGTGGGGCAAAAGCTTCTATTGCGCGGAGTGCGATGCGGAAGTTTCGCTTCGTCCCTTCCGTGTGCTTAAGCTCTATGACTTCGTGAAAGGCGTCGGATATAGAAATGGAACTACTCTGGTTTCCCTTTAACGACTTGGTGATGTGCTTTTTCAGCACGTGTATTGGCATTGAATAGAGCTTACCATCTTCGTCCAGCCGTTGCAGGAGGGTTTCTATTTTGTTCAGCTTAAATTGCACGGCGATGCGTAGAGCTTTCGCTTCGGCTGTTTTCTCTTGAGTTATTGTTTGCTCGTTGAAGAATTCGGGAGCGACAGAATAGCCCGTAGAGAAATAGATAGCCTTATTGTTGTGTCGTACAATAATACTGAGCGGGTACAAATTGTTTGAGCGTATCCGTCGTGTGTCGAGATATAGTTTTACAGTTGCCATTGCTATTTTATTTTACCTTGTGTGTCCGCCGTGAATCGTTCACGATTTGTTCACGGATTGCGTTCGCAAAGTTACGATAAACATAGCAATCTTGCGATACTTTTGCGCTCGTAACGCGTGGAATAACAGGCTATTTACAATTACAATGCGCTGTATTTCAGTCGCTTATATTTATTTGCGTTGCTATTTTTGGAAAACCGTTATCAAGTTTTATTAAGCTTGTGGAAGTAGCTTAGGGTTAGACAAATAGAGAGCTTGTGAAAAATCGTGTTCACGGATTAATCACGTGAAAAAGGAGTTGCCGACGATTTACTCTTTCGCGCGGGTGCGTTATCCCGTGCTGTAGGCAGCGCGTTTTGTGTCTCTTTCTCGCGCTGCTCTTGCAGGGCGATACGGCGCGCATCGTACGCGCCTGTGAGAATGTTTTTGATTGCGGAATCGACGGACACAAAGAAAGAAGGTGCGGGCGCATAGACGGCTTGAAAGCTCGCTTCCTTAACCGTTAGGTGCTGTTCGGTTATGAGCGGCTTCATTAGGCGGATGATGTGGTTAGCTCGCCGCTGTGCTATGGGGCTCTTACGAGTAAAGGGCTTTTCTCTTTTGTGCGTGTACCAAATTTTTTCGGCTTGTTCGGGGTTAATGTATGTACGAGGCGCTCCATTGCGTAGGGTGAGGCGTATTACCTCTGTACGCGTGAGTAGTTTACTACGTTCCCCCAAGCTCTCTACCGTTTTTAAATAGACGCGGCGCAAATCGGCATCGCGCTGCAAACGTAACTCGTTTGCCGTTTTGTTTTCTCTGAAGTCTTTCATACACATTAGGTTATTGTTGCCTAATGCAAATTTACCTATTACAAACCAATGATTGCACAAAAGCTTGTAAAGTGTGCAATTTCTGTTTGTTTGTTTGGCTTGAACTCTGCTACAGAGCCTGTCTGTTATTCTTCGCAACGGGGTAGTTTTTAATCAGTATATGCACTTTACCTTTACCCACGGTAAAATGCAAGGAACCATAATATGACCGACAAAACAAAAGAGAAGCTACCCGTTGCATCGGAGCCGGAAGAAGTACCTGAACTTGAGGGTACGCCACAGGACAAGGCAGTGGGTGACGAACAGACAGAAGCCCCTTCGTTAAGTAACAGAGAACGCTTTTTGTCGCGTATGAAGGAGAAATATCCCGATGTGGATTATGATGATGAGGACGCGCGTTACGGAACCTACAACGACTACTTTGACGCGATGGATTCACGCACGAAAGAGCTGGAGCAATCGGATGAGGGTATGCGCAACCTATTCAGCCGCGACCCGCGTGTAGCGGATATAATGATTGATATCGCCAAGGGGGAAGACCCGGCAATCGCTTTTTACCGCGCCTATCCCGATTACATCAATCAGGATTTGAGCGACCCCGATGTGGCAGCTCGCTTAGCCGAGGAGAACAAAGAGCGCATTGAAAAGTTACAGGCGGAAGAAGAAGAGAAGCAGCGCACCGGCAAGGAGCGTGAAGACAAGCAGCAAGCAGCCGGGGAACTCATTAGCGAGTACGCTACGGAGAATGGGCTTAGTGATGAAGAGATTGGCGGCATTGTATCGATGTTTGTCACCATTGCCAATGAGGGCATTACGATGGATGTAAGCCGTGAGACGCTGGAGCTTATCCGCAAGGGCTTAGGGTATGACGGTGATGTAGCCAAGGCGCGCGAGGAGGGCTCTATTGAGGGCAGAAATGAACGGATTGGCAGAGAGAAGAAGCGGTTTATGGGAGATGGCATTGCGCATATATCCGACTACGACCGCAATGAGGAAACACCATCCAAACCGCTGATGGCGCCTTCGTTATACGATGCGGACTAAAACAGACCAAATAAGACAATAAGAGAGTAGATAGCAGGTATGAGAAAGAACTTTAAAGGAATGATGCTTCTCAAGGCGCGCTTCATCGACCCGAACGAGGAAGTGGTAGGCGGCGCCCCCTTGGTGCAAAAGGGAGAAGGAACAAACAAGAATGAGAAAGGCTTGGGTAGTGAAGGCTACACAGGCGGTGGTGGCGTAGCGGTGGATTCCATCGAGACGGTACAGCAGAGTAACAAGGTATCGCCCGACCTCATCAAGAATGATATTGATAAGGTGCTGGTGCATATCCGCCCACAGAATAATCCGCTTGCAATGGTGCTGATGCGTGCGCGCAGTAGCAAGAGTAAGACGCAAGCGTTCGAATATTGGCAACAGGATTGCTTGCCCGTTGAGACCACACTGAAGACGGCTATAGCCGCCGACAGTGAAGACGCTGTTTTGGATACGCAGAACAACAAGATGTTCTCCCGGTATGAAACCGTTTTCTTCCCCGAAGTGAATGGCTATGACGGAGACAAGGAAACACCGGGGAATTGTCTTGCCGCTTATATCGTTAAGAAAGACGGCAACAAGCTTTCGGTAGTTCCCGTAAACGGTAAGGCGGATGCGACCGGTGTAATGAAGTTCCCTGCGGTAGCGGCTAATGCGAAGGTAATCCGTGGTGGACGTGCTCACAACGAGCTTGATGTGCAGACCGCGCCCTATGCAGCTTACCCGACTAAGCTGATTCAGTACATTCAGAAGTACAAGGCGCAGGTGGAACAGAGTACCGCCAACGCGATAGCGGAAAAGAATGTGAACTTTACGCTATCGGATATTGAACAGGATGCTCTGTTTGATATGACGCGCGGTATCAGTATTAACTGTTACATCGGTACGAAGAGCAAAATCTTCGATACGGATAAGCACGAGGTGTATTTCTCCGGTGGTATCTGGGGGATGGCTGGCAAGGAGTTCCTTTACGGTAAGAAGAGCGAAGGGAACAAGTTTACCAAGGAAGACTTCATCGATATGATGAAGGAAAGCTTTGTAGGCAATAACGGCAGTAAGCGCAAAACGATATTCGCGGGTAGTGAATTTATGGCGCGCTTAAGCCTTTTGGATTTGGGCAACGATGTTCAGGTGTCGGTCAAGAAGCGTTTTAATCTTGAGTTTAACGAGATGAAGACGAACTTCGGTACGTTTGAAGTTATCTACGATGAAACGATGGACGTAATCGGCAAGTCCGAATGTGCGTTTATTGTGGACGAAGACTTCCTACGGCGTAAGGACTACGAGGGTATTAAGCCCACACAGATGCTTGACTTGCGTGGTAGTGGGCAGCGCGATGTGGACGCAAAGGTGATTACCCGTGCGATGGCGCCCTACTTGCAGAACCCGAATGTACATATGCGCGTTATCCCGAATCCGGCAGGATGATAATAGGGCAGATGTTGTTGCAGTTGATTTTCTGATTTTCTGATTTTGTGTGAAGAGGGGGCTATGAAATGGATTACTACCGGCTCATAGCCCCCTTATGCACACATATAAAGTTATGGATGCAAGATTGAGAAAGCAAAGGCAGTCGAAGCGGCTACGGCAATTAGAGCGGTGGCAAGCACGTAGAGCTAAGTACATAGAGGGCTATCACTCACGGAGAGGGGTGAACGATATAGAGGACTATATGGATGATGACGATTAGAGATGAAGCAGTATATAGCAAAAAGTAAAATGTCCCTCAGGCTTTATGACCAGGAGGGGCGGAGTAAGTTGTTTCGGTTTGCGCAAGATAGGAACAGCTATGTAGCCACTGACAAGTGGGAAGAGGATGTGTTGGATGCCAACCTCTCTACGGGGCTATACATTTGTGTTCCCTCCGCTACGGACGCGGAACCCACCCCTCAGCAGGAGGAGACCCCTCAGCAGGAGGAGACCCCTCAGCAGGAGGAGACCCCTCAGCAAGTGACGTCTGAGACTAATACAGATAAAGAGGAGCAAGCTATAGCGGATGGCAACGGCGAAGTGCGCGTAGAAGGTGTAACGACCCTACACGATATGCGCAAGTGGCTCAATGAGCACCGCGGTATTGCACTTGACACTTTATCTAATATTCAGATGGTAGAGAAGGTAGCCAAGGAGCAGAAGGTTGTGTTCCCCGATTACAGGAAGAAAGGTGAGTAGGCTATGGGAGTTCCAGACGAACTGTCCTATATCACGCACGGCGTTTTTACCATTAGTGGTGTTGTGCAAAAAGTACAAGCCTTGATGAATGAGCACGACAAGCTGAACAAGGGGATAGAAGAGACTGAGGACAGGGTATATCTGAAGGACTATATAAAAAGCGTACTGAGGGAAGCCCTTATCCTTGTGTATCGTACATCACCCATAGAGCAGCTTCCTGTGAGTAGTTACACCGGGAAAAGTGTTACGCAGATAGATAACATCACGAAGGCGGAGGATATACCGTCCGGCAAGCTGTGTGCTTATTGGAGCCCAGGCAAGACGGGTTCGTACAATCGGTATTACCGCATTGTGCTTCCGAGAAACTACTTGTACTTCGTAGCGCTGAAGATGAAGGATTGGGTAAAGGAACAGACCCAAGTGCAAAAGCCGCGACAAGCGGGCTTTGCCGCTCAGTACTATGTATACTCGGAGGGGCGCAACCGGACACCGCGTATAAACCTTGTGCATACCTATACGGATAGGGCTTGCTTGGAATGTCACCCCTATGGGGGCGGTATGGAGTACCTATCGATTGTGCAACTCCCCGAGTTTATTGGCGAGAAGAAACCGACTGCTCCCGATTGGAACGAAACGCTATTGGGTGATGATTGGAAGGTAAAGCTCCCCATATGGATTTACTACGCGTGGTGCTATATGGCGGCAGCCTTAACCTACTCGATATACGAGAACAAGGAGAGCAGTAAGGAGATGCGCTCGTGGGCTTTACAGCTGATTGCACGTGGCGAAGGCGTGAAGGCATCGGAGTATGGCAGAGACGAGATACCTTCCGCTTGATACCCAAAAGGGAGATATTGCCTATGAGGAGAAACAGGGTAAGCTTATTCTGTGGCTAAAGGAGCCGCAGAATAAGCATCTTTTGCTGGATGAGCTGTTTCAAAGCAAGGAATGGCGCGAGTTAGTTACCGGACGTTGGGTAGATGGTGTTTGGGATGTAGCCAAAACGTATGACGCAGGAAGCATAGTAAGCTATGAGGGGGCTTTGTATCAGAGCCAGATAGCGAATAACACGGCACTAATACCTACGAGCAACCCATCGGCGTGGCGCTGCGTAGTAGCCAAGGGCACGGATGCGCCCACGCTAACAGATATTTTTGAGCGGTTAGGCAGGCAGGATTTACGTATAGAGATTACGGACGACCACGATGGTATAGTAGTACTGACGGGCGAAGCGTTTACGGTAACGCTTGAAGCGAAGGTGCTACTCTACTTTAGAGACTTGAGCGAACGAGTAGTTATGTGGCGATGGCTTAGAGAGAGTGGCGGCAAAGACGGTGTGCGCACCGCACGGGATGAGGAGCGCGACCGCTTATGGAACGAAGCACATAAGACGGAGCAGGGACAACGATTAACGATACGCGAGAATGACCTTGAAGCCCCACGTACCAAGTTTATTTGCTTCGCTACGATAGACAGCAGAGAGATTAGAGGTACATTTGAGATTAGCGAATAGAGAGAGCTATGGCAAGAATTATTATAACGAGACAGCCGTTTGCGGCGGTCATATCCATTAACATCACGGGTACGCGTGAGATGCAGTTATACAATATCGGCACGGGCGTTTACGCACCGGACAGACGGCTTACGCCTACCGTATTGGAGCCGTGCATTCGTATTGTAGACCACTCCGCGCTTCTTAATCCTGAAGCTATCCTTACGCGTTTGGGAAGTAACATCAAGCAGGTATATGACGCGTGTAGCACGGAGCAGGAGAAAGAGGATTACCTTGCGCGTCAGATGCTGACCGGTATTAAGTGGTTTGTGAATAATACCGAGATAACGCCTTCGTACAAGGATATGCAGGTGAATGAATCGGAGGGAAGCAAGACGCGAGGAAATTTACGTGTGTCGCGGAATAACTTACCCGACCAGACAGAGCCACTTGTGTTCCGCTTTGAGGGCATACTGACTGACCCCGTTACGAAGCGCAGTGCTAAGGTAACGGGTGAGCGCGTATTGCGCCTTACCACCGAGCAACGCGGAGAGCTTACGGCGGTTATTGAGGAAGCGATGCAGAAGCCTTTTCATCTGTATAAGCGCCCGGACAATGCTTTTTCCTCGCTTCAGCTCTTCGGACGGTTGTACAAGGATGGCTTGAGCTTACCGACACTGAGCCTGTTCCGCTTTTCGGTGCAGACAGGGGCAAAACAGGATTGTATACAAGGTATTTCGTTATGGGGTGGTGATGAAGACGGGGCATTTCGGGCAAGTAGCTGTAACCTATACGTAGACGCTCTTATCGCACGTACGTATGCACCAGGAGGAAAAAAGTTTACCGGCGGAACCTATTTATTGGCTGAAGCACTGTGTATGCCACTATTTTTGTTCCGAGAGGATGATGAATTGAAGCAAGCGTATAACGCGGATAAGCAACAGGGTAAGACTTCGTACACGTTCGACAGGTGGCTGTTTATGCGTATAAGGCATAGCACCTCCGCCTTTAGCACGATGTTTGGGAATGCGAACTACAACCAATGGTTTGGCGGCAGTGCAGGTATGACTACAGAGGAGCGCGTAGCACGTTGTCCGAAAGCGCAACAGCGGATAGACCTCACGCAGAGCCCGTGGCAAGCAAAGCTCACTATTAAGGAAGGCACGTATGCAAGTGGGGATTGCCCGGTGAGTGCGAATAGCACGATACACATTACCGTAGATGTGAGCCAGTTTGGGGAGACGAACAACGCAACTACCAAAGAGTTGTTTACGGTGAAGTTCGACAAACTGATTAGCGGAGAGAGCACGCCCGGCGTACTACACGAAGTAAATGTAGCGCAGCTTTTGGATGCAAACGCAGAGCCTACCGCGATGCAATCCGCCGCGCTCCCCGTGGCAACACTTACGGACAGAGTAACAGGACTAAGCTACAGAGTAGAATGAAGTACATAATAATGCCCAAGGCAACGGCGCTTCGTTGGGGCTTGATAGACGCACATACGCAACGATTGCAGAACGATACGCACGTTCTGTTGTGCGAAGAGGATTTGTATCCCACAGGCAAGCGGCTTGAGGATGCCGCCAAGGAAAAGAACGTACAGATACTGACGCTTGAAGAAGCGTTGGAAGCAAAGGATAAGTTAGATTTAAGATAGAGGAACAGATATATGGGACCAATGGTAACCCTACAAGGGGCGCATACGATTAGTGTGATTCGCAATGCGGTATCAGTAGTAAGCCGTTTGCAAGCAGAGAACTACTACTTAGACTTTTTCTACAATGGCACAACACCAAAGAGTGATTGGAGTAACGAGCCACGCTTAGTGAGTTTGATTGTAGATACGCCCCACACGAGTGGTGCGTACGGCAAAGAAGCATTCAGCAAAGTTGTGTGGAAGCTGAAGAGCGGTAGCACGGAGAAGACGATAGACCCCTCAGTAGCTCCCTATAAAGGTGTGTATGAGATTAACCCCTCGTCAGGGGGCAATTTCCCCTGCATTAAGATAGCGGGCAATCCGTTTACGGACGTGTTTCAGGATGTATCGGAGATAACGCTGAAGGCAGAGTTTACGATAAGCATAGACGGCACGGAGGTAGAGAGCAGTGCCACAATCGCGATGAATAAGCGACAGAAGAGCGATGAAGCGTATTACCCGATTATCATACGCGAGAATGGAGGTTACTTTGAGGAAGGCAAAGAGACCTTACGGATTGTGTTTAAGTTGGGGCGCGGCAGTGATATGAAGGACGATATCTTACCGCGCAGTGCGTATAAGGTAAGGCTGAAAGACTGGTCAAACGGAAGCTACTCGGCTACGCCCGTTACGATAACTGAATCGACCGATGACACGCAGAGTTACGAATGCAAGATTTCGGCAACGCTTGTAAACTCGATGGATGCATATACTGCCGAGTTCACGAATGCGGCAGGAGACAGGGTACTTGCTTCCAAGTCGTTTGAGCTTTATGACCGCACGGACGAGTATACCATTTACTTTACGGACACACCGGGCTGTACGATTACGTACGGAATGTCGGTAACGACTACGTGCAGCGTTGTGAAGAGTAAGCACCCGGAAACCCCGTTGGACAAGAAGTGGAATTGGACGTTGGACTATATGTACACGCCCAAAGGTGGCAAGGATGCTAAACGGCTAAAGAGCAGTGCGACCACGGTATCCAATACCGCTACGGCAAGTATAACGGTATCGGGAAGCGACTACCAGAGCAAGACGGACTTTGACAGTACGATGTATTTGTTGTGCCAAGCGACCGAAGCGTAATAACGTAATAACGAAATGACCCCAAGAACGATTACCGGAGCACACCGCATTTACGTACTCCCAAAGGAACGCAATAAATCGGAGTACGTAGATTACTGCGCACAGAGCACCACGCTGGTAGAAGCGTTAACCAAAGACAGTTTGGTAGAGCACTTAATCATTAAGTGCAGCGACCCGTGGGGCTTTGTGTTCCCCGAGCAGTTGGTCAGTCAGACGGAGCGCGAGAAGCCGCTCCGCATTACGCTATTGCTTACGGAGCACATCGACCACGTACGGGGTAATTTGCCCCGTTGGGAAGAGTTCGTAGCGCGTGCACGCACGGAGGGTATGCTGAAGGGGCAAGTGTACAAGAGTGGGTGGCGGGATTGCGTTGTGCCGCGTGGCGTATATGTGCCGAGCGGACTGATGACGCGTATTGCTTGTAGGGATAAGGACAAGTATCCAAGCAACTTCCCCGACCCCACGAAGGGAGGTAAGCAGGAGGACAACTTTACCTATCGGTTTATTACTGATGCATCGTTAGCGACAGGCAGTACGGCAGAGGAGCTTGCGCAGATACATGCTTACTTTGGGGTAGACTTATCGCATTCATTCAAACCGATACGCAAGATAAAGAACGGCGTAGTGACGGATACGCAGGCGGATATGTGGGTGTACGAGTTCTTGTATGCCCGTCAGATGATAGAAGCGCACGGAGCATCGAGCGGTGTGTATATGAATATGCTGTATTGGCTTAATGCTTCGGAAGCGAACATAACGGATTTTTGGGAAGTTGCCGAGACTACGGAGAACACCGCAAGGGAAATAGAGGGCAAGCTTGACAAGCCGAAAAATGGCTCGTACGTATTAGACGCGGAGATATCCAACAAAATGAAAGACAAAATCAAGGGCGACACGGAGTTGCAAGAACTGCTCAAGGGGCGCGATGGCACAGACGGCAAAAACGTTGGGCGCAACTTGCTACTTAACTCGGGCGACCCAAGATTTCAAGACGGACGATGCGCAGTTTACGAGTTAGCTTATCCAATAGACAAGGAGGGGGATTATTTCCTCAGTTTTGATGTCGCCTTTGACAAAAATCAACTCTATACCCCATATGGCTATCGGATGAAAGTTATCTTCGGATATCAAACAGCGTTAGAAACAACTGGGTATATTGATTATTACGAAAGTCTTCACAAGGGATATTCAAGGCTTAGGCTGAACGTTACAAAAAATAGCACATACAAAGGGAGTGCAAAGACAATCTACATCTACCCAAACGAAGATTATGAGAACCCCGACACTGACCCAAGATGCGGTAAGTTTACGATTAAAAACGTAATGCTTGAATATGGCACCAAGCCAACAGTGTGGTCCCCAGCACCCGAGGACTTCCTCGCTGAGCTGGACAAGTACACGACAATTGAGCAGTACAAAATTGACAGAGCCGATGACAAAAGGGAATTAGATAAAAAGTTAGATAAACCGACAAGCGGCAAGTACATCTTAGACAAAGACATCGCAAGCGAATTTGAGAAGCTTGTTAAAGTTGGTGGGCGGAACCTAATCGTTACCAAAAGGTGGAAAGCGGGCTATCTGTACGGAGATAGAGACGAGAACGCCTACCCCGTAGGGAGCGAGAACTACAAAGTGCTCGTAGGATATGACAGCTTTCGCTTTGACCCCGTCTATATCCCTACGTTAGGTGAGAGCAAGGTTACCTACAAGCTCTACGACAATGGAGGTTCCACAAATGGAACTGTACAGATACACGCTTACGACAAGGATAAAAAGTTCCTTTGGTGGGACTTTGATGGATGGCGCGGTGAAGTGGGGCGCACACGCACGTACACGCTCCCGACCGATACACGCTATATACGACTTGGCGTGACTAACGAAAACGTGCGTGCAAAGGTGGAGTTTGGCAACGTGGCGACGGATTGGACGCCCGCGCCCGAGGATACCCAAAGCGAAATAAAAGACCTACAAAAGAACGTTCCCACAGAAGACCAAAAGAAATGGCTGGACAATATGGGGCAGGTGCTATTAGCTGATAGCACGCCAACTGGTACGGGCAAAACGTATCACATCAATGGGCTGAGCATAGACCGCTCTGTGTTCCTCCGCTTTTCGGACTGCAAGCCATCGGCACTGATTGGTGGTGGGGGCGGTAAAGGTGCGGTGCTGATGGCTGGGGTGCAGGATTACGGCACAGACAATGTGAGTGCGCGTATGGAGATATACCAAGACGGCACAGCGCGGTTTGGAGCAGTAGAGATGCTGTTCAATGGGATGCGTGTGAAGAACGACATTATGGAATTGGTTAATCCCACATCGGTACGCGAGCCCTTACTGATTAGCGACACACAGCCCGAATTTGTAGAAAATCTTGCGCGCAGCAGTGTGGAAAATAGAAACGTAGTCAGCGGAGCGAACGTATATCTCACGAACAACACAAGGACAAGGCAGTACAACTTTTCCACATCCAACCCCTCTACCAAGATGACCATAACCATTGAGCGCGTAAGGTGCGAAGTATATCCGCAAAACAGCGCGTTGGAGATGCTCTTAGACGGAGTGCAAATAATGTCGTGGAGGGGGAATGTTTCGTACGAGCGAGTGGACGGCTCCGGCTTTGCAGGTGGGGGGTCAAGGCTTGATGTCCAAAAGACCCCATCGGAGGAGACGAACATAACGATAGAGTATATACTCCCCAAAGGCAACCACACGTTGCTTCTACGCAATACCTCAACCGACAGCAAGGACAATGGTACGTTTTACGGCTTGAAGTGCAACTTGTACTATGATGCAAGCGAGGGAAGTACTATACTCAGCGCGTGCGGATTTCGCGCGTATACCAATAACAGCAGATACTTTGACATTGATAGGCGCCCGAAGTACTTCCCGCCAAGTACAGGAGGGAATGGAGGTGACGATGATTTAATCCCGAGAGAAGGAGTGTCCAACCCCTACATCGCGCGGGTCAAGGGCGGGATGCGCTTAGACAGCCTTACGCTGGAGCAGCCGCTCGATGCGCCTGGGTGCGTGCTCGCTGGGGGAAGAGTAGAGAATAGTTACGTGAGAGCAAGCTTTGGGAAGTACAAGAACAAACGTGGAGATAGTAAGCCAGTAGCAAGATTTGACAATGACGATAAAATATACTCCGTCTTTCACTCCATCGGCAACACGAACTACACACCTATAGTGACGAGTTGCGCAGGGCAATGGGGAGACGTACCGCAAGTAATAGGCGTATATGAGTACAGATTTGACGTGAGGTTCATAAACTATAACAATGAGTTTAGCGTTGACTGGAACTTTAATTACGTTTGCTACAAGGGCGATTAGGTGGTATCTGATACGGACAAAAAGAAAGAGGGTATCCGCTTTGGATGCCCCCTTTGTGTTATTATGTTGTAGCTACACTTATAGCTCGCCTTTGGCTTTTAACTCATCGTATGCCTTTTGCCGAATAGGTATAAACGTGTAGGCTTCGTTGAAGAGCTTGAAGACCTTTTCGCTATCCTTTTCGGCAAACGCTTTGCGGATAGCTTTTTCCGCTTCCTCCATTTGCTTATTAGGTATGTAGCCGATAAGCTCGCCTGGAGCAAGTCCAAGCTCGGGAGTTTCAATAGCCCCCAAGGTTACATCTCGGTTAGTTATCCATGTTTCGTTTAACTCATATTTGTATGTATAGGTGCCATCGGGCAGACGTTTCTCGGGGAGCTTCCTTATGACCATCCAAGGAGCCATTACAAAACGAAGATTTTCATAATCTTTCATTTTCTCACTTACATCAGTTGCCGCTCTCCGCCCCTCATTGTTTTTCAGAAGAGCTTCTATACTGCTTGCCACTTTCATTATTTGCTGAGGGGTGAGGTTTTGGTCTTTGGGTATGGGGGTTTCTGCTTCGGCTTTCATCGTGCTGTTTTTCTCAACGTTAAGGTACAAATAGGAATTATCATCAAACTCAAACTTTTTTTCTTTGGAGGTTGGCTTAGGCTCGGGTGCAGGCTTTGTGCCACCGCACGAGGAGCACAAGAGGGCGCACGCAACCGCGCACGCGGTTAGGATTTGTCTTTTCGCTTTCATATCATTTCGTTTATTGGTTTTACTTACATCACAAAGGTAACATAAAATATGTAAGAAGTGTATTCCTCCACAGCGGAAAAACGTCTCAACGGGGTAGTAAAAAGCGGTATGCATATAGCGACCTTTACCGAGAAGAAAGAGCGAATAGCAGTATATGGAGGAATACTTCAGGAGGGACGACAAGACGTTGCGGATGGCACGTGCGGCGTGGGACAGCTTAGCGGCATTCCGCCGTGCGGCAGACCGCGCAGCGCGCTTTGTGTACGGTGACCAATGGAGCGACTACGTGCCGAATGCGTGCGGAGCGAAAGAGAAGGAAGAGGATGTAATCCGCGCTGAAGGCAACATACCGCTTAAGAACAACCGTATTGCACCGATGGTGCGCTCCGTATTAGGGAACTTTTCGCAGAACCAAACGGAGCCTGTGTGCATTGCGCGTAACCGCTCTGACCAAAAGATAGGTGAGATGCTGAGCGAAACAGTTCAGTATGTGTATCAGACCAATCACTTGTGGGAGTTAGACCGCAGGGGGTTGGAGAGCCTACTCATATCGGGCATTGTAGCGTTCCGCTCGTACTTTGCGTGGGATGCGGAGAAAGACCGCACGGACGTGTGGACGGACTTAGTGAACTACCGCAACCTGATTGTGCGCGGTTACAACGAAGACCCACGGCATAACGGCATAGACCTTATCGGGCAGTTGCACGACCTTCCGTTAGAGGAAATGGTCAGTATGTTCGCCAAGGGCAGTCCGCGAAGGGCATCTGCCTTAATCGATTTGTACCACGGCAATACGCGCAGTGGTTACGGAGAGACCTTTTGGGATGAGCAGTTCACGGGCGACCGGTATGAAGAAAAGGACTTTACGCACGCTAAGGACGACTTGGTGCGCGTAATTGAAGTATGGACTAAGGAGAGCAAGTCGCGCTTAAGGTGCCACGACCTATTGGAGGGGCGGTACTTTTTGGCAGAGGTAGAAGACATCGATGCCATTACGAGAGAGAACACACGGCGCGAGATTGAGCAACGCGCCAATGGCGTGACCCGCTTAAAGCTTATCGAGACGGAGTGGATTGTAGACCGCTTTTGGTATTATCGGTTCCTTTCGCCGTGGGGCGATGTGCTGGATGAAGGCGAGACACCGTATGAGCATCGCAGTCATCCGTATACCATTAAGGCTTATTCGTTTTTCAACGGCAAAATCAGCGCGTTCGTATCGGATTGTATCGATGTGCAGAAACATATCAACCGACTAATAATGATGCAAGACTTCATTATGAAGGCGGCAGCTAAGGGGGTGCTGGTTATACCGGAGGAATCGGTATCGGATGCAATGCCTTTAGACAAAATAGCCAGAGAATGGAAGAGCCACAGAGGACTTATCCTATACAAGAGTAAATCGCCCAACGGTACATCGATAGCGGCACCGAATCAGATTGTAGCGCCTACGGCACACTCTGGAGTATTCCAAATGTTGCAGACACAACTGAAGATGTTTGACGATGTTACGGGTGTATCGAGCGCGTTACAGGGTCAGAAGCCGCCATCGAACGCAGCCGCTTCGCTCTATGCGATGCAGACGCAAAACTCGGCTACACTGCTGGTAGACCTTATGGAGAGCTACCGACAGTGTAGGGAGGACAGAGACACCAAGAACCTACAGCTGGTGCTTCAGTACTATACGGAGCCGCGCTATATAGGAGTTGCGGGCGGTAAGATGAAGAACCGCTTTTTCCAACCTGAGGATGTGAGGAACATAGAGTTTGATTTATCGCTTACGGAGAGCACCACAACGCCTGTTTATCGTGCGATACAGAACGACTTCTTGATGGAGCTATTCCGTATGCAGGCAATTGACGTGCGTACGCTGTTGGAGAACTCATCGTTTGCCTATGCGGACAATATCTTGCAGAGTATAGAGAATAAGCAGCAAGAAATGGAAGAAGCACAACAGGCGCAGCAAGCACAGCAGGCGCAGATGCAACAGGCACAAGCTCAGCAGGCGCAGGCACCGCAAGCACAGGCACCGCAGGGCGGAGAAGGGAACATTACGCCCGAGATGATAAACCAATTAGATGCCGCGCTAAATGCTAAACAGTAGAGTAAAACACTTTCCCATAAGCGGTATAGAGCGCAACACAGACCCGCTGACCGCCACGCCCGGCGCGATGGAGGATTGCTTGAACCTTGCATTCCGCAATAAGGATGCGTTATCGGTACAGGCTGTTCCGCAGACGCTTCTTCCCGAGCGCGCAGGAAGAGCGTATAGCTATATACACTCGCTACCGAGTGGGGAGCGCATATTGATTTCGGTAGACGCGGTAGACACGGCGGAAGAGAACGGGGGCACGACGGATGCGTTCGTACCGGGCAAGGCGGTTACGGGGTATTATAAAGTTGTGGCGAGCCATCGCGCAACATCGGATGGCGCGTTTGAGCTCTTTCAGGAGACCGCGTTGTGCGAGGTGCATTTGCAGAATGGACAAATCGCTTTTTCGTCCAACGGTAATTTGCTATTGATAGACTTCGTTAACGAGGTGCTGATACCGACTGCGAAGACCCCCACGATTACACAAGGCAACAATCAGAACAGGTTACGTGTGATGTTGCGTGATACGACCCAGGATGTTACCACGCAGTCGGGTTGGTTGGACTTAGGCGGCGGGAAGAAGCAGCTTGACACACCCGAGAAGTTGCCTGAGGTGTGGATAGAGAAGCGCAATGACGCAACGGGGAACGCGCTATACTACTATTGCGGACAGGACAAGCGTAGCGGTTTTATATACGGAAGCGAGATAAAGGACGAAAAGACGCTGAAAACGGTAAAGGAGGTTCAGAAGACCGATATATCCCCCAAGGATTTTTCCAATTTAACCCAACAGCTGGAAAATAAGATGCGAGAGTTTGCCACGCATACACGGCAGAACACCGCTTTTACGCAGAACGTGCGCCAAGCGTTATACCTTTGGTATGAGGACAGCTATACGGAGCAGTTTATACCGGACAACGCACCACTACTGAGTTACGAACTGAAGCCCGCATCGGCAGTGGGCGTAAAAATTACGAATGTAGAAGATGTAAACAGAATAAAGGAAGCAAAAGAGAAGGCAGCGGAGGAGAGAAAAACAGTCGAGGACTATTTTCTTCGCGACTATCTTTATATGCACGGCTATGGCAAGGTTCGTCTTGCAGGTAAATTAGGCTTCCCCAAGGGAGATTTTACCGACTACTTGGGATTGTGCAAGGACTATCTACTGACACAAACGGACTATTTGTATGAGCGCATACTGCTGTTTGCGGTAGTGAAGCTTTTTGACGGCACTTACCTACATCCCTCACGCATCTATGACGTAGGTGCTTTGCGGTATGCGCAGCTGAGTTTGTTTCAAGATGCAAGTGAAGGCAAGAGTGAAGGCAAGAATGCAGAGGGAAAGGATACTCTTTTCTACCCTATTAGTTGCAATGGTCACTTCTATACGTTGGATTGGCTTAGTGCATCGTTGAACATACCTACGCATCTGAACGATGCGAAGCATTTACAGCTTATCGATTCGCTTGAGTTGTACGCGTTTCGATTTGACCCATATGTGCAACCTGATAAGAACCCTTATGCCACAGAGGATAGAGATGTAAAGGTTCTCTCCGCGCTCTTTGCGGATAGGGGCATTCTTTCAGAAGCTACCGATTTCCGGTTGGTGGCAAGTGCCCCATATCGGAATGGTGCTTTTCACATCGAGCTGAACTCAAAGGGCAAGAAGGAATTGTTTAACAGCGGCAACTTCGCTTCGCTTTCGCCATTGTTCTATCCGTTAGACCGCTTTGCGCAAGAGCCTGCGTTTGATTGGTCGCGCATCGTACCGGTAAAGCATATACTCGCCAAGCGGTACACGTATAACCGGCGGAACTTTTTGTATCAGATGAAGGAATTCCCGACCCTTGCGGAGTGCTTGCCCGAGTTCAACCCTATCTTTAAGGGGGATAACGAGCAGACGGAACGGAGCGACGGCATATTCTTTTCGGTGCGTACCACAGAGGGCGATACGCTCTATCCGATGGGGCGCAGAGCGTTTTACGAGCAGGGGTCGCTATTGGGGAGCTACGGGCTACCCTATTTCTATACCGCGATTCCGTGGATAGACGAGATTACCTTGTACGACAACACAAGGGGAGACAGTAACTTTGACCTCACGCAGAACGGGCTACGCGATATCTGCCCTACGTGCCGCATCAAGCTGTATAAGCACCCCGTGCTCCCCATTTCATTTGCGGAGGAGAACAATCCCAAATACCCGCTCACTTGCGTGGAGACTAAGAATAAGCTTTCTCTACGTTATCGAATTATTCCTTACCCACCACCGGCTCATCTAACACCCTTTTGGTGTTACGGAGCACCCCCAAGTGTTCCTGTCCCCAAGAACAGAGACTTCTTCCTGTGGAAAGAGCACACCGAATTTCACAAGTTTTATCCGGGTGCGTTAGCCGGATATAGGGATAAACCGAATAGTGTTAAGGTACTGACCACGGACAATCCGATAGGGGGCATAGCAAGCGATACGTTTATGTTTTCCGCCCCTGTGCGCGCTCTTGCGGTACTACAGATGACCCCTGAGGAGTATCACTTTGGTTCGTACCCCACATTGGTGTTCACGGGAAACGGCATATATGCCCTCCGTCAGAATGACACGGGCGAACACTATATAGCGGTTGTGCCACTATTGCCCGATGTAGTGACTTCGCGTAACGTAGCGGTTACACCGCGCGGAGTGGCGTATGTATCGGAGGGGCACATAAAGCTGTACTTGAACTCGGCTACTTGTGTGAGTGAGCCGATTGCGTACGACTTATTGCCCACCTATCCACGCCCCGACTACGATAGCTTGAGCACTAAGTACAAGACGGACTTCCCATACTTCCCCACGGCAACGCCCTTTGAGGATAACTGTGTAGCGGACACCTTGCACGGTGAGCCCGAGTTGTATTACGATGACCGTGACCACGTGCTTATCCTACCGTTCCCCAATCACGTATCGTTGTGCCTAAACTTAGACTATATGCAGTGGACGCGTCGCACGTCGGGGCAGGTGCGTATGCTTACATCGCGTAACCGCGTATACCCGATTGCCTATAGCGGTGCACTGCGTGATTGGGGCAGAGTGGGCGCATCGGGAAAGGTAACGCCCATTCTCTTGCAAACTAAGCCGTTTACGCTTGGAGAGCCTGCACGCGTAGAGGAATTGCGCGTTAACGGCACCTCGCACCCGGCACACCGAGTAGTTACGTATGAGGCGAATGACCCCGCAGTTGTGACGTATGGAGAGAAGCCGTTAGGCATTTATGCGCAGGTAATGTTGTTTCTGTACGGCTCGAACGATGCTACCCACTTTACGCTGTTGGGTGCGCGCCATTTCCCTCAGCCGGAGCGGCATCTCATTTTGCCACTAAACAGAACGCACGCTTTCCGCTATTACTCTTTTACGCTTATCGGTAATGTACCGGAGGGGAGTAGTGACTTCCTTTCGTTTGACCTTACCTATTCGACCGCCTTTACTAATCGATTACGCTAATATGAATCCTTGTGCTTTATATAAGATGGAGCGAAGCGAGACGCCTTTCAAGCGCTCTGTACGCGTGGAGGTGCGCATACCCACGGAGGTATTGCTTTCTCTTGCCGAACAACGCGCGCAGCGCATAGCGGCACGCATAGCCCCGGACGACAATCTGTTTGAGAAGTTAGCCATCAGTGAAGAGGACTACCACGCGTTGGTAGGCTTTTCGGAGGATGAGATGGCACTGAAGAGCGGTATTCTGAGTGCATCGAATGTGCTCAGCGTATCGTTTGCTGCTTATCGCACATCTGTGCGCTTGTTTACCGAACCTGCGGATGGAGAGAAACGGCGTTGGCAAATTGATTGTCGGTTAGGTGAGGAGCCGATATCGGAGCCGGTTGTTAAGCCGATTGAGTTTAACTTATCCGCACCGTACGATATGGAGCACTCGTTAGATGTCAAGGAGCACGCGGATGGTATTATTAAGCCCCTACGTCCTAAGCAGGCTGTATCGGTATTTTTCGCTGAGGCACCCGCTTCGCTTACGCGTAGAGACTTACCTACGCTGTATGATATACTGTTGGACTATTTCCTCACGGCAATCGTGGCGGAGCACTTTGCTACACTCCCTGCCGCACTGCGGAAGGAGTTACCGGAGCTTACCTCACCCATAGGCTTATTGGCTGCATTGCGTACGATGTTCCAAAGGGGTGCGATGGATTTGCCTAATGTGAAGATAACGCCACTCGGCTTTTAATGCCTATGGAGCGGACGTGCTTTAAATCCTTTGTGGCGGCATCACTTGCCTTGCTGAGCGAGTTCCTTGCCGATGCGGGCTGGTTGGCGGTGCTTGCCGTGTGCATTGTGTTTGTGGACTTGCGCTTTGGCGTTAAGGCGGCACACAAGCGTGGCGAAATCGTACGCTTTTCCAAGGCGATGCGCCGGACGGTAAACAAGATGCTGGACTACTTGTGCTGGATATTGGTAGCGGTAGCGGTAGGGCGCGCTATCGGTGTACCGATGGGTATTACCGTATTGCCATCCTTGGTGATGTTGTTTGCAGTCTCGCTGGAGCTGGACAGCATCGGGTCGCATTGGATGGAGCTAAGGGATATACCACTGAAGGACGACAAAGGTCGCCCCATTAGCTTCCTAAAATACCTTATGCTGGTTCTATCCGGCAATAAGCACAAAGCGTTAGAAATGGTGGCACACGAGGATTTGCCCGAGTTGGGAGAAGGAAAAGGAGATAGAGAAGAGGACGAGATAGATGACTAACGAACACTTTGATTTTGAAAAGGCGCGTATGAAGACGCCTTCACGCGGAGAGCGGAACAACAATCCACTGAACATACGCCACTCGGCAGATAAATGGCAGGGGCTAACGCCAGAGCAAAAGGACTATTCGTTTTGTTCTTTTGCCAACATCTACTACGGCTTTAGAGCCGCGGTGCGTATTCTGTGTTCCTACCGGAAACGGTACGCCTTGTTCCGCCTGGAAGAGGTTATCAGCCGATGGGCACCACCCAAGGAGAACAACACAGAAAGGTATATCGCGTTTGTGGCGCACGAAGCATCGCTCACACCCGATAGTGATGTGTTTAAGGATGCGGATACACTGTACAAGGTTATGCGCGGAATGACGCTTATGGAGTGCGGATATTTTAAGAATGAGTGGCAAGCACCACTTTTGCAAGCCGTTAAGGAGACGGCTTTTAGACGGTGATGCGTAAGGGTATTATCCTATTCATTGCTTTTGTAGCGGTGCTTCAGTTCGCAGATTCGTGCAAGAGCCGTAAGACGGTGCAGCGTGAAGTGCGCGACAGTGTACAGATAACCGTTAAAGAGCAGGTTCGGTATAAGACCGACACGGTAAGGGTTACGCTCCCCGAGGTACGACAAGAGCGCGACACACGCGATACGGTGAGCGTACTGCGTAATGCATACGGCGAGAGCACGGCAAGCATTACCGGAGGGCAACTACATCACACATTACACCTTTACGGAGGTACACTCCCCACAGCGGTACGCGTACCGGTTTATTATCGTGACAGCATACAGGTAGCACGCGCCACGACACATAGCAGTGAGACGAGTGCGCCACGACACACATTTCCCTTTCCGGCTTGGAGCTTTGTGTTCCTTGCCACCTTAATAATCGTCTATTACTTATCCCATAAAAAATAAAACAGAAACAGCATAGAAACATATGGCACGTATAGCAAGCAGACCCCCTTATGACGCAAGCTTCCCGAAAGCGGGTAGTGGTGAGTTCAGTCGCATCGCCCAAGAAGCGGCAAAGAAACGTAGCGAAGAGAAGGCACAGGAACAGGCGCAAGCGCAGGAACGCGCGTATGCGGTTACTGAGCCTACGCCCAAGGAGGAAGCGGTGGAAGCGACACCCATTGAGGAGCCTACCCTCAAAGAACCGATAGCTAAGCCTAAGGTAAAGCCGATGCCCTTCCCGCGTGTTAGCTTTCAGGAGGATGCGCCGTGGGCTGTAAATGGAGTGACACCACAAAAGAAAGTGGAAAAGCCAAGTGCCACAAAAAAGAGAGAGACAACGGATATAGGCGCAGACCTTGACCCACATATAGTAGCGGGGCACCGGGTGAGCTTTCAGGAGGATGCACCGTGGGCTAAGGATAACCCCTATGCGTTTGGCTTGGAACAAGGATTCCGAAACCAAAATAAATTTGCAGGGAAGTCTTACGAAGATTTAGATAAGGAAGCTGTTGTTACCTCCAATAGTCTAACAATGGGGATAATAGGCAGCGACCCTGTGATAAAAAAGGAACTCAATCGGCGCAAGCAAAGGCTAAACGACTTTACCCTTATTGCCAGCACTCCCGAAGCATTAGCGGAATATGGCATTACACTTTCGCCAGAGACGCGCGAACGGATAGAGAATGAGATTCGTTTAGGGACGGATAGCCTGAAGGACTTAACCCCACTACTGCAAAAAGCAAAGAGAGTAAAATACGAAGAGGGAAAGGAAAAACAACGTACTATTTCGCAAGTATCCGACAAAGCGTACCAACTGGAAAGGGAAATGGAACGTGCCGGTGCTACCAAGGCGGCAGACAAAGCTATGAAGTCGGACGCGACTATGGCGATGATGCTTCCTTCACCCACGAGCGCGCAGATATGGAAGACAACCAGCTACAACGATAGGCTCCCCGATACGTATAGGGCGGCAATGCAATTGCAAGAGCACGCCAACGAGCTTTCTCAATTGAATAAATCTTTTTTATCCAACCTTGAGAAGGAAAAGAATTGGGCAGGAGGTGTATGGGAAGGATTTAAAAATAACATCCTCACCCGTAAAGCGTGGCAAGACAAAGAGGGTAATACGTATGCCGCGAACGAGATGGCTCTTTACCGTGTGATACAAGCCTACAATAATGGGGATAACTCGCCCGAAGTAAAGAAAGTGGTAGAGATGGCAGCTGAGTTGAACAGCGCAGAAGCCTTTATGCGTTCCATACTTCCGAAGGGGTATGAAGCGGGCGAATCGACCGCCGGCTCTATCCCCTTTATGATCGACTTTATCGTAACGTCCGCATTAACCGGTGGTGCAGGCAGCGCAGAGAAGGCGGCAAGCAAGGTTGGTGCGAGTGGCGTAAAGGCGTTAGCCACACGCGGGATACTCACCGCAAGCGGTAAGGGCACGCGCTTCCTTGAACTGCTGACACGCTACGGGCAGAAAGCGGCGCAGGGGGTTAAAGGAGTGGCTACCGCCGTAGCGGAAAAGGCACCCGGCGTGACGCGTATGGGGGGACGCATCGTAAAGGATGCTACCCAGGCTGCGATTATGACAGCCACGCTGAACGCCCCTTCGGTGGCGAGTGATGCAGAGAGACGCGTTACCCCTATACCCTACAAATTGGAGGGTGACCTTAGCGATATTAGCGACTTTATCCCGATTAATGATGACCATATTCTGATGGAAAAGCGGTTTATGGAAAGGAATCGGAGTAAAGCGTTACGCAAAGCGTTCACCTCACAATGGATAGAGAACTATTCCGAGCTGGCGGGAGGACACTTTGATACCTATTTGAAGGCATTAGGTAAGCTGACCAACTTTTCAGGCACAGCCGCCGGTAAAGCAATTGCACGTTTTAACAACGCATTGAGCAAAGCCCCCGTTGTGGGGAGTGTACGCAGAGCCGCCAATATCCAAGGGTTAGGAGGCGAGTTTGCGGAAGAAATTTACGGCGGTATGCTGAATGCCTGGTTGGTGGGTGACCAGAGTGTGAAGGAGGTGTTCGATGCGAAAAATATGGGCACCACGCTGGAAGCCCTTTTGCCTACCCAGATTGCCTTTGGCATTTTGGGTGGAGGTGGTCACGCGCTTTCGTTGGCGAAAAACAAGCGCCAATTAGCACAAATCGACAAGCAACTGAAGGTAGAGTTTGGCGATACGGACGATGGAGGTAAACGATGGGAAACGCTTACGCTCAGCGATCAAGGGAAAGTGCTTGATGGATTGACGGGCGTTTATCGGGATGCGATGCGGCGTAGCAATGAAGCCAAGGATGATGCTACACGGCAAGCGGCTATAAAGGAAGCTACTTATGCACGACTACTTTTTATGCGCCTCGGATTGCAGACGCGTCGGAGTGTATTGCAAGGGGCTGAAGCGGAAGCAAAGCTGGAACAGACGCAAGAGAAGTTTAACATACTAAAACAAGAAGCTGAGAATGCATTAAAAACGGAGGTGAACCGCACGACTACCGACCGCGCTGGGAATAGCGTTACGGTACGCTACAACGATAAAGAGTATAGCGTATACAACACTGAGGGTGTAACGATAGGTCAAGATGAAAAAGGCGAACCTCGCGTATTAGGTAAGGGAACTCTGTATTTGAGAGCGCCCGAGACAGAAGAAGGTAATGCGGAGATTATACCCGTACCGAGCGACCAGGTGAAAGTGGTAGCGGTACAACCGAAGGAGGATGTGGATGCCGCGATAGAGCAATCAGCAGCAGCGATAGCGGAAGCGACTTTACAACCGGAGCTTGCCGCGCAGGAAGCAGAGAGTGCCCCGATGACGCAGGAAGTAGAGAGCGCACCGACAGTGCAGGGAGCAGAGAACACGTTAAAGACGGAAGCTCCCTACACTGCGACCAACCGAGAAGGGGATAGCGTGAAGGTGCGCTACAACAATAAGGAATACACGGTATATGATACGGACGGAGTATTTATGGGTGAGAATCAGAACGGTAATCCTCGCTTATTTGGAAAGGGAACGCTCTACCTGAAAGCACCCGAAACGGACGGAGGTGGTACAGAGATTATCCCCGTACCGAGCGACCAAGTAGAAGTAATAAGGACACAGCCCAAAGAAGCCGAGAGCGTCCCGATGACGCAGAAAGCCAAGAGCGCACCGACAGTGCAGGAAGCCAAGAGCACATCGATGCCGCAGGAAGCCAAGAGCACATCGATGCCGCAAGAAGCGGAGAGCGCACCGACAGTGCAGGAAGCCAAGAGCACACCGATGGCGCAAACCTCAGAGGAGACACAGGTAGCACAGGCAGAAACTCAGTACTTATCCCCTGAAGAAGCAGCCAATCTATCGACAGGAGAGCGTACGGAGGCGGTTGGCAACGCGCCTGTGGGTATGCAAAACAGAGAGGGGAACCGGATAACGCTAACCGATGCAAGTGGAAATAGCCTTACCGTGCGTTTGAGTGACGAGAATGACCGCAACGGGAAGCCATATGTGCTTACTTCGGACGGGAATTTGTCGTATGGCGTAATCCCGGGCGGATTGGTACCCGAGGAGCCCAAGACGAAGGAGGTGCGCCTAAGCTTGGGGAGCGATGTAAAGATGAAAGGAAAGCACCGCTATGGATTAGAGCACATAATGAAGGAGCATTTTGCTCAACTGAAGGCACTCGGGTTTAATACGGTAGAAGCGTATATAAAACATGTATTAACGCATATCCACAAAGCCGTACTTGAAAAGAAACGCGAAAGCGGAGTGTCTTATTTTGTGGTTACAGAGCCGTTCCCATCACAAAAACATCCTGATAAAAACTCGATGGATTCACTCATAGTAACTCTATACAACAAAAGTGACCATTGGGAAATTATCAATACGTGGCATACATCAGCAGATTACATAAAAAGAAAGGAACAGGAGCCATCCGTACCCACAGTAGGATTACCTTATGCTACCGATAAGGCAGAGGTCCGTCCAGGTGAACCTATAAAAGGTAGCGATTCTGCCTATGCGGCGGGAACTCTGAACCTGTCCCTTTCTACCAACAAAGATACGAAAAAATCTGAACCAAGCGATGTGCCATTAGAGAAAGGGACAAATGATGCGGAAGGAGAACAGAGGGAATTAACCCTTACAGACTACAAAGGGAAAAGCGTAACGGTACGGCTGAGCGATGAGAAAGACCGTAATGGGAAGCCATATGTACTTACTTCGGACGGAAAGTTGTCGTACGGTGTAGTACCGGGCGGATTACTATCGGGAGAGACAGAAGCGAAGGAGGTACGCATAAGCTTGGGAGACGACGACTACGGAATGACCCGTATGATAATCACCAAGGGGATTAAGGAGAGCGGATTCAAAACGGTAGAAGCGTATATCCAACATGTATTGCGCAATGCATCTCAAATGGAGAAATATGAGTTCCTTAGTGATTCAGGTTATCAAATTATCACCCATCCCTTCGCTTCAACCTTTGGTGAAGATACCATAGACATACTCTATGTCATTCCGAGTGCAGACGGAACCTTTTGGGAAATCAAAGAACCTTGGCGTACAACCGAGAAACACTTTATAAAGTCGGAAGCGGAAAGTAAAGAATTTAATGAGAGCTACAAAGCACTTGAAAAAGAACACAAGAAGCGCGAGATTGGTAGAGCACGTTACAAAATAGAAACATTACGCAAGGAAAAGCCTATTGAGGTAAGCACAGCGAAGGCACGCGAACTATATGACTTTACACCTGAATCTGCACAAAAATGGATGGCGGATAATTTACGTGAAAGTCACATTGTTGGCGCAACCCTGAATGTTGCATATGTTGCGAAACAGGAAAACGAAAGTATAGAAACCCCTGAGCACTCGGAAGCTTACTATGCGTCACTATCTATTATACCAAAGATGATTCAAAATGGCACTCTTATCGGAGAGTATGAACCGAAAGAAGGAGCCAATACCCCCTATGAACTATACGAATGTTTTGCAAAAGGACTTTCTATAGATGGGGAAGATTATACGGCAATGTTCGCTCTCGGGAAACCAATGAAAACGAGTATAAGGTACTTCATTCCCGAACTACTCACTATAAAAAAAGGGCGTCCGATAGATGTTATTAATCAATCGACAAAGGATGTGACACCTAACGAGGGAACGCCCCCTTTTACTTCTCTTCTAAAAGAACTGAAACAAAAAGCGGAAGAGCCAATCACAGAAACAGAAGCAGAGAGCGCATCGACAATGCAATCCTCTGAGGAGGCGCAAGTGGCGCCTAAAGATGAAGCATTCCGCATCGGCAATGAGCTACAAGGAAAGCGTATAAGCGAACGTACGTGGCACAAGCTTGTGGACAGGCTCGGCAAAAGCGGGTTGGCGACTGAGTTCGTAACGGATAG